TTACAACGCGGGGTCTAGAGGTGATGTTGTCATAACGCTGGCATTACTTGCAAAAAGAGCCTCTGCGCGGCCTCCGGCTCCCAAGTCAGCGGAGGGCATCCAGCGACCATAAACCTTGGCGATCATGGTCCAGTCTTTGTGGCCCATTTGCTGAGCAACCCACATTGGATTTTCGCCAGCGCTGAGCATCATCGAGGCGTATGTGTGTCGGCTCTGGTAAGGGCGCCGCCACCGTACGCCAGCTTTTTTCATTGCTGGAATCCAAATCACTCTGTAGATGTAGCCGGCGTGTCGCCATGGCTCGCCAGTGATGGTGTTCAGGAACACATGCTTTCCGGCCAGGAAGGTCAGTTCCTTTTGCTTGAGCAGTGCCTCTCTTGCAGGGCCAAGCAGCTTAACCGTTCTCCTGCTAGATGCGGTTTTGGTAGACTCGGGAACCTTGGCCGCCCTGGTCTTGGCCCGAACAATCCGGATTTCCCCAGCGATCCAATCAATATCCCCCCACTCCAGCGCGATTAGCTCACTAGGACGAAGGCCCGTCCAGAACGCGAACTGCAGCTGAGCCCAAGTCTCCCCCCGTGCCGCCCTTAGCAGAGCCTCTTGCTCCTCCCGGGTGAACGGATCCACATCATCCTCCTCCTTGATCTCCTCCCGATTCTTGTATGCCCATCCCGAAAGAGGGTTGCTCTCAATGATTTCGTCCTCTACTGCATCATTGAGCGCCGACCGAAAGCAGGTCTGAACTGTGGTCAGCCTACTGTTCGAAACCTGGTAATCGGACAACTGATCCTTGATTACCTTCTTGTTGAGCTCTCCGAGCGACAGATTCCCAAACATTGGCTTGAGTATCGATCTGATGATTGACCGGTATAGGGCCGTGGTGCTCGATTTGAAGGTCTTCGTTTTCCGCTCCAGCCATTCGTCCAGGTAGACGCCGATATTCTGGTTTGAGCTGGCCCTGGAAAACTGGGCGGCGCGCTTTGATCGCGGGAATGTGGCGGCGTAATCGAATGTGCCATTTGATATGGCATACTCGATTGCAGACTTGTGCTGCTCCGCCTTTTTCAGGTTAGCGGCGGTGGGCTTGAGCTGGACCCGCTCCCGGCACCGGACGCCCTGGTATTGGAATGTGATTTCGATACTACTTGAAGACGCGGGCCTGACGCCTCCCCCATCTCTACCCATGAGTAATACCCCTCAACGTCAATTAAGATTCTTCCGTCAGGCGCTTTGCGCCAGACCATGTGCTTCGGCCATTTGCCGTCGCGAATTTTGGTCCTTATGGCGTCAGGTGTGTAGCCAGATTCTCGGGAGAATTGTTCCACGGTCTTGTATCGGACCATTGCGCGCCTCCTCAGGCCGTGAAGTGATATCCGACCTGCGCCGCCCGGGCGGCTTCCTCGGTGCGGAACATGATTTCTTTCGTGCCGGGGTGCCCCTCGGCTTCGAACTCAACCGATACCCACCAGGCGCCGAACTTGCGGTACGGCTCGCCGAGGATCTTCGTGACGTAGCAGTCGATCTGGTTCATGGATGGTCTCCACGCCGCCGGTGGCGGCAGGTTGGTGGTCAGCCGCGGTGCAGGCTGATCATTTCGCGGGCATGCTTGATAGATGCCAGGTGTTCTTCCTGGGCACCGATTTGGCCATTGGCATCGGGCGTGGTCACGGCAACAAGGTTCTCAAGAGCGGCCACAAGCTCATCGCGCTGTTCGCCCTCGGCCCGGCCGATATCCCAGAATTCTTTGCCCCAATGACCTTCTGGAGGCGGGTTGCTGTTTTGTTTGCCGAAGGCCATGGCGCCGATGATGACGTCACAGAGCAGCCGCTTGTAGATGTTCTCGCCATCAAGGCCCAGGCCGCCGCGCCGACGCAGAGTGCTGACGACCTCGTCGACGTTCAGGCCGCTGTCCTTGAGCACGATGTCGAGCTCTGGCTTGTTCGGGGTGTAGATGACCAGGGCGAGCTTGGCTTCGGGCCAGAGGTCGGCCGCGATGCGCTCCAGGCAGTCATTGGCGGTGTGATGAAATTGCTGAGTTGCGGACATAGGGAATCCTCGCCCGCGCATGTCGGCGGGCTTAAGTAGTGGTTGGGTGTGACCATTTCGTCGGCTTCGACAATATGGTCCCGCCTGGCTGGCGGGCATGAGTTGAAGGGGAGAGCGTTAGAAGGTCAGCCGCGGCAAATGCTCAGCCATCCGGTGATGAGCCACCAGAAGTCCTGCGCAACCATGAATCCAAGCCCGGCGGCGAAGCCGAGCACGAGAGCTTTCAGGGGCAGAGTCATAGAAGATGCGCTCCGGACTCCAGTAGGCCGTCTCGGTCTTCGCGCAGCAGATTGTTATCGACAATCAGCTGGTCGCGCTCCTTGATCAGCGCTTTTATAGCGGTTGAGATGTTGCGGTGACCGAGCCCGATGGTAATAGCCTGGGCCTCGTCGAATAGCTTTACCTTCTGGTCGCGCTCTTCGGCTGCCCTCCGGCCCAGTTGCTTTTCACGGATTTTCAGGCAGCGCTTGCAGGTTACGTGACGCCAATCGCTGGCAAGCTGCTCGTCTTCCATTTCGCCTTCGGTGCCGCAAAGCACGTCCTCTGGCGGGTCTTGATCGGCCTCGGTGCCGCCATCCCACTCGTACATGTGAACGGCGCGTTTGCTCATTGGATAAGCTCCTTCGGCACCTGGACGGTGTCGCCGAGCTTGTAGCGGACTAAGCCTCGGCAGAATGCGATAAGTGGCGTGGGGCCGTAGCACCAGACCGCATCACCATCTGGACCCGCGCTATAGCGGGTGCTAAGGGGTACTCCTCGATCGTGCTGAACGCTGCCTCCATGCTTGTCGATCAGCGGGCCGCCGCAGTGCCAGCAGCTTGAAGGGGTGTAGCTCGATTGGTCTTCACCTCCAACGCTGAGAGCCAGAGAGCCGAACAGTGCGAAGGGCTTTGGGGGCTCGTCCTTCCGGGGCGACAGCATGATTGTGCTGATGCCCTCAACCTGCGCCACAGCCCAATCCAGCGCCGCGCCGACCAGGTTGGATACCCTCACTTCGATCAGGTCGGTCATGGCTGCACCTGCGCCGGGTAGGGCGGTTGGGTTGAGATGGACAACGAGCCGACCAGCGGAAGCCGCGCCCAGGCGCCAAAGTGGCCATGGCCAACGAAGTACTTGGTACCTGCCGCCATGGATGGCCCGAAGGCCGGAAGGCACAGCGCTTTCTTTGGCTTACGCCACCAGATCGCCCACCGCCAGTAGCCGCACTTCAGCTCCCAGCTCAAGATCACAGCTTGGTCTTTCGCGCCGTAGCACCACTTCAGTCCGATAAAGAGCCTTCCAATTTTCACAGTTGATACCTCTCATCAATCCAGCGCCCAGGCGCCAGAGCGGGTGTAGGTTCGGGTTGGGTTTCGTGCGGGGAGAGCTGGCGCTCGTTGCCGGCCTGCAGCTGGCTGTCGGGGATGCAGCTGATGCCGACCCCATTCAGCAGGTAGCAGGTGACGCCGCGCTGGCTGTCGTGCTGCACGTCGATGACGTTCTCGGTTGCGCTGGCGCCGGTGGCCAGCAGCAGGAGGCAGAGGGCGAGGCGGGTCATTTGCGCAGGTCCTCGTCCGGGTCAAAGCCGAAACGGCGGCACAGCGCGTGCGCAACGCCAGATCCACAACAGAAGGCGTCCTTCATGAGCACCCAGCGCGGCTGCTTCATTCTGGTGGTGCCGCGCACCATGCGCACCGCGGTGCGGAGCAGATCGTCTTCGGTGAACTCGCAGCCCGAAAGCGTGATGGTGCGGCTGGTGCCCTTCTGCTCCTCCAGCTGCTGGCGCAGGCTTCGGATCTCTTCAACCATGGTCAGCACCACGGCAGGCCTGGCGGCGCGGTAGTGCGCCTCTGCGTGGATGTGCGGCTCGCCGATCCCGTAGAACTGCACGCCTAATGCAACGCCGTCGTAGTTCAGGTAGTCGGCCGTCAGCTCGACAGAGCCTTCACCGCCACACCCAGGGCATTCCATCCATCCTTCTTCGGCACCACCGACTTGGGCGCTGACGAAGTCTTGCGGGGTCGCAGCCTTGGCCGCCGCCTCGATCGCGTCGAGGTCCAACTCAATTTTTTCGGGCATGACGATTCCTTGGCCGCCATATCGCGGCAGTAAGTTGTACAAGTGGTTGGGTTCGGTACAAGAAAATCGGCCGGTGGTCCGATTCAGTTCTCAAGCTGCGATACCGAGATTGCGTCTCGCCTCGCTTTGGCTATGGTGAGAGTTCACCCGTGGCATACAACTAAAATCGTAGGAGGCCGACATGAGGATTCGCGGTGAAGTTTTCTGGGAGTGGGCTGATCCAACGCTTCACCACCGAACTCATGACGAAGAACTCGAGGATGGAACGGTCATTGATGTTCAGGTGCGATTGTCGCGGACGGGTACGACGCAGATGTTCATCGGCGTGTATTCGCCAAACGGGTTGGCGATCCACGAAGAGGCTTTCGATTCCCGACCTGGCGAGTCAATGACCAGGGCGCTGGCTTGGGGAGTGGGGCGGGCTCGCCGGATCGCCACCGATACCCAGCCGAAATTCGATAAAGTCGCCTGCTCGAAATAGAGGGGACAGGGGCTACAGCTGAGTGGAGTACTTTTGTACTCCAGTGGTCAGGAGGGCTTGCGATCCAGGGCGGTGCGGGCTTGCTCTAATTTCCTCAGCCCCTGGTGGACCGGGCAAGGGCCAGCAGCCCAAAGTCCGTTATATCCTTTTGGTGGGCAGCAGCAGCCTTCAGGGCGCTCGTCGATCTCAACTGGCGCGCTAGGTTTCGCGCAAGCTACGCACCTGGATACGACATCAAGGCCACATGAGTGAGTGGCTTGCTCGATCGGCTCTGCGCTGGGCTTACTAGGCGAGCACAGGCACTGGCCGTCCTGCACACAAGCACAATCAGGGCAGTCAGGTATGCGGAAAGGTCGAGGCTCTGCGCTGGCTGATAGGGCTACGTCGATTTCACTTAGTAGGCTGGTGTACAGCAGCTGATTAGCGGCGCAGTCGGCATTATTTGCCGAATCCTGCACGCACCCACGAGAATCACGCAGCAGCGATTCCTGCTCGGCCAGCTGAGCGCGCAAATTTTCTATCTCCGCCTCTTGCTCCCGCAAACCCCGCCACTTGAGGTCATTGTTTTTGACAATCTCCAACTCGTCGCGCAGCCGCTCAACCTCGGCAGGGTCGGCTGGCGCTGGGTGGGTGTAGACCTGCGCGCTGCCGTCCTCGCTGCACAGGTCAGGAGCATTCTCAGCGACCAACAAAGTCATTCCCGCGAACAATTCGGCGGTACCGCCCTCGAGCAGCCAGTCCGGCTCAAGGCCACCATCGCCGTCATCGACCAGTGTGGCCACTGCGGTGAGCATGATCGGCTCGCCCTGGTGCTGCTGGGCTGGCGCGCTGCCCGTCATCGGCCCCAGGCCAACCACAGGCAGCCCCATCGCCGCCGCATCCCTCTCTGCCTCTTCTTTGGTCCACCAGAAGGCAGTACCAACCATCCAGGCTATTGGCTCGGGGTGGGGCTGCGGGCATGTGGCATTCATTGCCTCCTGTAGTCTTCGGGGAAGAGCTACATGACCGTGGTTGATCAGTGCCGCGTTGATCTCTTCGGCCAGATAACGAGTCACGCTGACCATCTCGGTGTTGCTGGATCGGTTTTCTGTGGGCATGGGTAGCTCCGGCTCAGGCGGCCTTGTGGCTCTCGGGTGTCCAGTCCGCCCAGCCGATAACGGGCATTCTGGTTTTGGGGCTGAGGATCTTCTTGCCCTTCTCATCGAGCAGGGCAGCTTTGCAGCGGATCTTCAGGTCGCGGCATGCGCCGGCCTTCTTGGCCAGTTCGATGAACTGCCTCGCGTGTTGCGGGGTGTCGAATAGATCACTGAGCCGCTTCACCTTCACGCCGGCCATGATGGCGTCGGCGTTCCGCTGAACGGCCTTGATCCACTCTTCGAGCGTGATCTCTACCGGTGGCACACCTGGCTTTCCGCTGGGCTTGGTGTTCTTGGTGGTTTTTCGGGCGTCGGCAAGCGCCTGCGCGGCGGTCATTCCAAAAACTGCGAAAGTGCTCATGGCTCACTCCAGGCAATCCAGGGCTTTCTGAAGCAGCTGCTCGAAAGAAAGCTCACGGTCATCAGGGTCAAGTGCGCGCCGTATCCAGCGGCAGGCATCCTCGGCGTTGTCTCGAAGCTCGTCGGCATCGCGCGACTCGTCGTCGAGCTGGCTTTCCAGGCTGCGGATCTCCTCGCGCAGCTCTTCTGCAGCTGCGCTTGGGTCAAGTCCTTGCTCGGTGATGCGTCGCGCGAGTTCCGCTGCAGCGCCTGGGTCGAGCGCGGCGTAATGCAGAAGCTCATCTTCTTTCAGGGCATTCACAGGGATGCTCACGGCAATCTCCATTGCAGGCGCCGCCCTCGCCGGGGGGGCGTTATCGTTGAATAGGGGAAGGCGCTGGCGGGCAGCGCGGGTCAGGCAGCCGCGGATAACGGCTGGGCTAGCGCCTTCTGAACTGCCTCGACGATGCGAAGCAGGTAGGTGTATTCGTGGCTTTCCTCGACCGCCTCTTCCTGGAGGGTGTGCCACCACTCTTCTCCGAAGATATCGGTGAGCAGGTCGTTGTGGTGCCAAGTCTCGTTTGGCACCTCCAGGCCTCCGAGGATCTCTACCTGGTCGAACAGACGTCGCGCCTCGTCCTTGTCCATGGATAGGTCGCGACGCGCTTTAATCACAGTTCTCCTTGCCAGCGCCTCCAGAGCGCTGCCACTGAACCTGGTCGAACTGATGCCACGGTCAAGGCAATTCAGCACGTAGCTGGCATTGCAGTTGGTGACGAACTCGGCAACCGTGCGCGGACCCATGCCACCCCAGTAGGCATTCCAGCCCTTGTCCCAGCAGCTAATGGTGATCTTTCCCTGAGCTGTCTGATAATTCGGATCCTTCTCGGTCGGACAGTCGCGACGACCGAAGTCCTCCAGAAACACACTGATCGGATCAAGGCGCGGAACGTCACTGATGACGAGCTTGGTTACTGTCGAGGTTTCGACCTTCATGTCGATCTCCTGGGCATGCGCCGCCCTCCGTGGCCGGATGCGGCATGGTGGCAATTTGGTTTGGGATGGGGTATTACGGGTGACCTTAAACACAAGGAGCCGGAGAATGGCTGATGAGCTGACCAAGGTGACCGTCGCAGTTATTTCCGGCGCTGCGGTAATTGCCGGTATGGCTGTTCAGTGGATCCTGAACTCGATCACTGCTGACATCGCTGCTCGTCGCGCTGAGAAATCGGATAGACGTAAATCGATTGAGGAAAAGTATCTCTCGGTACAAGCGTCGATTGACTTATTCCTAAGGTCCAAAATCACAGGCAATGAGCTCGATAGGGAGTTGGCTCATCTTAAAGCAGTCGTGGATCTTCTTGCCGATGTCAAAGTCAGAGAGGCGTTTAATCGGTTTGTTGTTGCATTAGCTGCATTCCAGAAAAACCTGATCACTTCGAAGAAGAACCATGTGTACTTCACAGATGCAGGTGAAGAATTTCCGAATGAATGGAATCGGATCATTGATGCTCAAGACGAAATCTCAAGCGCAATGCGTGATCACATTCAGGGGCTTCGCTCGTTCAAAGACTGACAATGTTCATGGTCTGCGATCAATAGCAAGCCTTTGTCGTCAGGATCAGCGCCAAGCCTGATATCTGGCGCACGAAGTTCACGCTGCATTCGCCATTGATCCAGGGATCGCGCCACGGAACTGCTGATAACGAAATCGTGGCGCGGAGGTAGAGATAGAAGCGTGAGGGCCTGAATCGGCCCTAGTGCATGGGCGCGCTCGATCAGCAGCCGGACGATACCGCTTCGGTCGGCGATGTTGATCCACTCGCCCATTTCATCCAGCTGCTTGATGGTCCCGCGCCTTGCCATGAGTCTGATTTCGGCTCGATCTGCTTTGCTGATCTGGTCGCTTTCAATTTCAAGGCGGGCGCCGGCGGCAAAGAAAGGGAACTTAGAACGACCCAGCTTGTGAGCGTTGTAGATCAGAAGGGTGAGCGCTTCGCCGCTTTCCTCGATCTCATCCCAGGACATCAGGTCAGCAAGCTGGCTGGCATGACTGGCTGTCACCTTAAAGCGCAAATCTTGCTCGCCCAGGCGCTCCTGTTTCTCGCGCCTGCGCTGATCACGCTGCTTCGGCGTCAGAGCCATCATCGCCTCCATTGCGCACAAAGCGGGTGCCCGGGCTGATATCCAGCAGGTCGCATACCCGGTTGATGATCTTGAGCGCGGCGTCGAACACCTTGGCGTCGTCCGGCTCGCGGGCCAGGCGCTTCATGTTCGGCTGGTGCTCCAGGCAGACCTTGTCGACCAGGCGCCGGGCCAGCCTGCGCAGGTGGTCGGCGCTGTCGTGCACTCGAAGACTCAGGGCAAAGGCCAGGGCCACATCATCAGGCCGGTACTGGCCGCCGCTGCGGGTGTTGTACAGCTTCTTGACCGGCCGATTCATCCAGGCTGGCAGGGTTACCACTCCAGAAGGTGCTTTCTGCATTTCGGTGCTCCTTGAGGCCGCTTGGCGGCACGTGGAACTGTTCTTGTCGCCGGCGCTGGCGGACCAGGTGGTTGATCCGTCTCATGCGGCGCGCGCCGTTTCGATCTGCTCGGTGACCTCGACCAGTTGCTGGGTCAGGTTCTCGATGGTGGCGGCGCCGCGCACACGTTCGGCGCGGCCCCATTGGCAGCTGCGGTTGAACAGTAGCTGCAGGTGCTGCTCCAGTTCCTTCCGGCGCTGGAGCAGATCAAGGATGGTTGCCAGTGGCATGGCTTACTTCTCCAGCGCTTTCCGTAGATATGGGTCGATGTCGGCCTGGCCGAGCAGCCAGCGCTTGTAGTCGCGCGGGATGTTTTCGATCTTGGAGCCGGCATGCTTGCCGAAGCGGATGACCTTCGGGATGCGAGCGTCTTCGGAGATTTCCCAGAGTTCTTCCCAGCTGGCCACCGGTCGCCCCAGCTGCGCCTTCAGTGAGGTGAAAATTGCAGCCAGGAGGCGACGACAGTTCTTCACGTCGTCCAGCGCGGCGTGGGCGTTTCGCAGCAGTTCGGGCGCTTCCGCCCGGTAGTGCAGGTAGATCATCGCTGACTGTGTGTGCGAGTCAGCATCCGGCCAAAGCATTGAGCTTAGGGCCTTGGTGCAGATGCGCTTGATATCCGGCTTGCCGATCACACTCCAGTCGTAATCCACGTTGTGACCGATTAGGTAGGTGGCGTCCTCGGGCAGCTTGAAGGAGTCATGCGGCGGGCAGTCGACAAGCTCTTCGTCCAGGATGTGACTGGTTGCCAGGGCGCCCAGCTCGATTGGCTTGGACGGCTTGTAGCGCTGCAAAAATTCGCCGGTTACGGCCAGGCCGGCGCCGAGTTGCAGCCACGCTGCTTCAACCAATTCAGGGCCGTTCAGGCCGGTGGTTTCAGAGTCGAAAATGTAGGCGGTCATATGAGGTCCGTTTCGCAAGAAGAAGAGAGACCAGCAGCGTGGTTGCTGATGATCCGCGGGTCAATCGAACGGAATATCGTCCGAGAAATCAGGCGGAGCGCCGTAGTCATAGTTGTCTGGCTGGGTGTAGCCGCCGGCGACCTGGGCAGACTTCGGTCGGCGGTCGTGCACCGGCTTCTTCATGAGCTGCTGAACCATTTTTTCCAGCTTGGCTGGGCTGGTGCAGCGCGGGTCAAGGATTTCGGATGCTGTCTTCTCTGATTCAGCGCTGAACGGCGCGTAGATGATCGGACGAGGCATGCCGGTCTGGCTGTTCTTCTCGATTTCCATCTGGATGAGCAGGCCGATCGGTTTCTTCAAGAGCTCAGGGAAGCCGGGCGCGGTTACCTGCTCGCGCTGCTTGGTGTCGTTGTTCCATTTCTCGAACTGAGTTGGCTGCGGTGCGCCTACGGTGCGCAGCTGCAGGCAGGCCATGATGGCGTTCATCATCGCGTAGCCGCCCTCGTTGCGGGTGCCATGCTGATAAGTGAGGTTTAGGTAGAAGGTCGCCTCCGCGCCGTCCCGGCTCTTGAAGGTGAAGCCGATACCGGTAGAACCTGTGTCCTGCTTCTCCATGTATTCGGCGCGCAGGAACTCGCCAATAAACTTGCCTGCCTCGTCGATGAATGCTGACTTGTTGTCCGCGGATCGCGCGGCGTTTGCGTCCAGATTGAACATTCAGAAGGCTCCTATGCGGCCTGAGTGGTGTTGGTGAGGTCGTAGTACTCGCAGATCGCGGCATCGACCAAGGCAAGGTCGTTATCGATCATCGCCTCGTTGAACATGCCCATTGGGGCCTTGGTGGTGTCCGACCCGTTGTTTCGGGTGCTGAACAGATGCTGGCCGTCGCTGACCACCGAGCGCAGGACGATGGTGACCATGCCCTCCAGCGTGATCTTCTCGTCCAGCATCTTGCCGATGGTCTTCATCTTGATCTGCCCGGCGTCCGTCTCCTCGGTGTGGCTGAGGATGTAGACGCGAACGTCATCGGGCAGGCCGAGAAGAGCCTCGAAGATGTTCCAGGTGTGCCGGCCGATCTCGGTGAACTTGTCGAACCCTTTCTCCTCGCTCCGGCGCATGAACTCGTTGGCCAGGATGTACTGGAAGTCGTCGATCACGATCACCTTGCGCTTGGTCTGGCGGCAGGCACCGATGACCTTGACCCAGTTGTCGGTGACATAGGACTTCCACGCTTTAGAGCCGGGGAAGGGAAGCGGCTTTTTGATGACCTGGACCAAAGCCACATCATCAGGCTTGAAGTTGCGCAACGACGCGCTCTTGCCAGCCCCGGACTTGCCGAGGATCAGGGTTACGGTTGCCATGCGGCACCTCAGCTGGGTTGGTTGTCCCACTGCCGCTCAATGCGAGCGGCCTCTTCTTCGTACTCTTTGCGCTCTTCGCCCTGGAACCGCTCAGGCGAGAACGCTCCGACCGTCATCCAGTCGAGCTGGGCGGCCAGGCGAGGCGTTGTGTTCATGGTTACCTCAGGAGGTGATGCAGCCTGCGTAAGCGCTGGCGAGCATCCAGGCTGTGCAGAGGGAAAGTGTGATGAAGCTACCGCGCCACATGGCGAAGCGGCGTGCGCGCTGGTAGCTACTCATGGCCGTGGCCTCACAGCGATCTGCCCAGCCTTGAGCGCCGCGACGATCTCCGGGCGCAACTTCTGGACTGGCCATTCGCGGGGCAGGCCCACGCCGATGATGGCCAGGCTGCGCTCGATCTGTTCGAGCTGTTCGTCAATCAGGGATTTAACCGGTGCCGTGCTCATGCGACCCTCCCAAACGATTCCAGCCCTTGCTGGTTGTTTCGCTCAATGATCCTGTTCAGGCGTTCTTTGTAGTTGCGCTGCTGGTCCAAACCGATCGCTTCGGTGAGCCCAGCCAAATCGATGGCCATCTCCAGCTCGCCCCGTAGGATGTCGCTGAACGACGCGCAGATCTGCGTGAACCGCAACTCGATGATTTCGACAACGTCCTGCCTGGTCTTCTTGTTCATGCTGTCCTCCGGGCGGCACCTGAGCCGCACATGGCTTCCATCTTGTCGAGCGCCGCGCTGATCACCCGGCGGCTTTCAATCCGCTGGCGTTCATCGCGCTCGCGGATCATCGTGTTCCAAGTCTCGTTGTTCGCCCGGGCCTGCTCCGAGGTCAGATGGTCAACCCATGACGGGTCGCCAAAGAGCTGGTACTGGCGATCTACCTCGCGCGCCTGGGCGCTGTCTGCGTAAAGCTCATGCTCGCGAGCCATGGTCGCCTCCAGGTGGTGGGTTCAGTCGGTGTATGCGATGTACTTGAAGCGGCCATTGCCGAATTGCTCGAAGCGGCCGCCGAAGGTGCCGCGAACCTCCTGCTCAACTTCCCCGCGGCTCATGTGCGGCGGGTATACCCCTTCCTTTATCATCGAGAAGTGGGTGTGAGGCACGAAGCGCCAATCGACCTTGCTTGGGTCAAGCGGTCGTGGCTCTGGCGGCTGCCATGGCTTGCCCTTGTAGGCTTCGGGCGGCGGCGGCGGGTCTTCCGACTCCTCCCAGCCGCAGGCGTCGCAGTAGCCGCGCGGTGCGGTGCAAGCGCCGCAAGGTGGTGATATGTGGCAACTGCAATTCACTACCTTGTGCGATTTGATGACGCCCGCGCAGCCGTCACGGCCGCAGGTATCGCCCTCGCAATATCCGAATTCGTTCATGTTCTTTTGCTCGCGGCGCAACCGCATTGGCCAGGAGCCAGGCGCGGGTGACCAAACCCACCGTGAAAGGTGGCCTGGCGCCTGCCTAATGCGGTCGATGTGAAGGGAAGGGGATGCGGGATGCATCGGGGTGTGATCTGGCCGGCGCTGATCCCCGGCTTGCGTGAGAAGTGTCAGGTTCTACCGAGCCGGTCAGCTTTCGCCCGCCGGCGCCGCGCTTGTGAGCCTGCATCGCTGCGCATCAGCCTGCGCATTCAGATCACGCTCCGATGCAGCCTGCGATGGGGAGCAGGGCATCGGGCAGTTAACGTCAGGCGGACGTGGCGCTTACTCGTTGTTGAGCCACTTCAAGACCGTTTCCTCACCGATAGCGCTGAGAAAATCGTTCGGGTCGACATTGCTGCTTGCCAGCCATTCGGAGATCTCGGCCTCGTCCATGGTTTCCAGCAGCTTGCCGGCGCCGATGTGGTTCACGATTTCGTGCGGCTCCAGGTCGTGCAGACGGTCGTCGATGTGGAGCGACTCAGCAATGTCGCTACCTTTGCCTTCAACCGTAACGCGCACCTGGCTGTTCCGGCCCACGCTTTCAACGCTGACGCTATCCGCGTCGAATGTGATGCTCATGCGATCTTCCTCCAGTAGATTCCCAAAGCACCCGGTAGCCCAGGTGCTTCAGTGAATCTCGTGGTGCACCGCGACCCGCTACTGGCGTCGGTCGCGGTTTGTTGCGTCAGCAATGTGGGCGCCATTCCCGCTGCTGATCGCAGGTCAGGCGCCATCCTTGGGCTTGGTTCGGGCGGCGAGCTTCCTCCCCAGGTCGGCAATCAGCATCTGTTCGCCTGGATCAAGGGTCCTTACAACATGCACGCTGCAGCTCTGGTGCCCTGATTTGATGGGGCAGGGTGCATGAGGTCCGGCGCCCATCTGTGCCGAAGCTCAGGGCGCTAATTCAAAAATTCGTGTTGCCGCTCCCGCTTACCGAGGTCGATACGGCCAATCCCAGGGAGCCGCATGGCTATGTGGATTCGCTAACGCCTTTCCCGGCAGGAGCTTGAATCGGTTGAGTTGTGTAAAGAGCGGTTAGGCTTGAGGGCCTCGGCAGTCCCTGGTGAGTGACTGCTTGAGGTCAATTTAGAAAACTAAACAGAGCCCGTCAAGAATAATTTTAGAAATCTAAACAGGCGAGACGGACGGAAGCCACTGCAACGGGCGCAATGTCAAGACTTCCGGCTCTATAGGAGATCGGCTAATCTTGCGTAGAACCTGTATGGACATACAGTTATTGGAGTGTCAGATGGCAAAGTCCCAGAAGCAGCAGGAGAGAGCGATTATGTCGGGCGTGGAGCGCCTTGGTCTTCGGGTGTCATCGATGATCAACCACCCGATCGCGCAGCAGCAGCGATGGGTAGTGATTCACCGCCTGGACACCGACGGTGACCGGGAGTGGGAAGAGGTGATGGGGGTTCTCAAGGAAACTGACGGGATAGAAATGGAGTTCAACGAGGAGGATGCCTCGGTCACGCTGCGTTGGGAGGCATTCTCCGAGGACGACCCCCAGGCAGAGACTCATGATGAATTTGTTGCGATCGAGGAGGAGGCGCCTTTCTGAAGCCAAAAGAAAAGCCCGCACTGCTATGCGGGCTAACGTAGGGAAATCGGATGAGCCTTCACTGTGCAGGGTAGGGCGTGAAAAAAGCGTGAAGGCATGAAAAAGCCCGCCGAGGCGGGCTTATCAGATAGTAATGTCAACTCTGACCTGGGCGACTTTTGAGCTGGGCTGCACGGATCTCATCAAGAATTCGACGATTTGCCTCAGTCTGGTCCTGGGCCTGCTTGATGAGGGCATCAATCCGCTGCTGGTTTACTAAAGCCTCTTTCCCGCCGTCAAAGAACGCCTTACCACCACCAAAAATGGTGGCATTGGCGCCCATAATGCCCAGGACGATGGCTACGCCGATACCAGCCATCCAGAACCGCAGTTCTTTATTGGCTTGTTTCACTTGACCAAATTCGGCTTCGGCACGCTCTACAGCCGCAAGCGTGGCGGCCACCGACTTGTCATTGGACTCCAGGTGCGCTGCTACGGCCTGTTTATAGGCAATCGCTTCCCGCCGAGAAGATTGATCTCGCAATCTCATTTCTCTTCGGAATTCATCAGCAAGACGATCGATCCGGCGCTCCATCCTCTGCTCGATGCTTGCAAGATCTTCCTTCACCGCGTGATCCTCTGCTTCATCAGGCCCAGTATGTACGCTAACCAATGGTTTGTCTTCAGCATTGGCAGGCTCCACCAGTACAGTAGTTTGTGACGATGTGCCGCTTTTCAAGACCATATTGGCTGATGGTATGCCAAGGGCGTAGGCGACCAGATCCTGATTTGTTTTGCTCTTGGCGACTGGTATGACCAAGCTTAGGTTAGGGTTTAGCGACTGCGGCTGCATTTGCCTGGGCTGCCTCTACTTGTTCCACGGATTGTAGAAGAGCCATAGCGAACCCTTTGGCAGCCTTCAATGGCATCACGGCTTGCATCATTTGAACCCGATAGTGGTCAACGTTCTGGGGCTCAACAGTGAGGATAAGCTCGCCAGGATTGTTACCAGCTACGAACACTTCCTCCTTAACGTCCATGCAGTCCCGGGAAAAAGTAATAGAAACCTGAGCGCCGCCATCGTTGGTTTGCATCATAATTACGTGCGTCTGATCAACGACCTCACTTACAAAGGTCTCCGATTTCCGGTGCTGCAGACGTACGCCTGGTGCTGGCTCTTGCATTGTTAAACACTCCGTTGAATATCTCTTTCTAGCTATCCTGACGCGCCCCAGATGCCGCGGCAGCTTAGGTCAATCTTGCAATCTGATCACACCAGGTGCGCATTCCACACCAGCAGCACCCAGCCCTGCGATTACGCTTGCTCCCTGAGGATAAGTCCCGCCTTCACCTCATCCCCATACCCCACCAACCGATCCTCCCCGTTCTGCATCACCTGGCAGATCCTGATCACTGCTTGGGCGTCGTGCTCGTTTCCGGCCAGGCTCAGTCGTTCGGCTATGCGCATCAGCTCGACCGCTGACCATTTGAGGTCAGAAGCCAAGCCCTGGAGGTCGCGGCGAAGGTCTTGGTTGGGCTTGGTTAGGGGCATGGCTACGCCTTCTTTGCGTTCCAGATCAGCAGCACCTTAGCGTGCACCGTAACGTCATCGATCCGCGCTGTCTGGTTCTCGTAGTGCTTGTTGTCCGATATCAGGCGGAAGTGGTCCTCATCAAGGCGCATCAGGCGCTTGATGTACAGCTCTTGATGCCAGGTGATCACGTAGATACCTTCGCCGATGAACTCGTTGATCCCGCGATCGACAATGACCAGGTCCTTGTCGTTGATCGTGCCTTCCATGCTCTGGCCCCAGCCGGTGATCATCGCCAGTGCCGAGGGAGCGGTATAGGTCACGCCTTTCTCGCGCAGGATCTCCTCGCGCACCACCAGGTTGCGTACCGCCTCGTTGTAGTCGGCCGGCACCTGGCCATGGCCCATCGCTGCCCGAACGTCGTACTGGGGGATGAGAATCTCCTCCTGCGTCGGCTTCAGGCTTGAGTAGGCAGAAGGCAGGTACTCCTGGCCATGGTCCGGGCTGTCAGCCTCAGCCGCGGCGGCCATCATCACCTCGCGTGCCTTTTCGGAGAGGTTCTTCCCGGCCTTGGAGGCCAGCATCTGCGCAACCAGCTCTGCAGTAGTCGACGCAGCACCGGCAGATGAGAACTGATCAGTAGCCTGGCCAGTGCCGTCCGACAGCCATTCGGCTGAGCACTCAAGTGCTTTCGCCAAGGCGAGTAGGTTCTTGCCCTTGGCGCCGTTCGTTCCGTTGATCCAGAAGCTCACGGTTCCCTTGGACACGCCAGTCAGTTTGACGAGGTCGGTGGAGCTGAGATTTAGCTCCTTCATGCGCGCTACGACGCGGTCTTTGAATTCCATATTAAGGATTCTAAACACTTCATTGTTTAGATAACTTGCCTTGTGTGGTTTAGAACTCTAAACTCGGTGGCAGACATCGGAGAAACACCCATGACCTACGACGAAGCCCTGAAATTTTTCGGCACCGGCCGCGCAATCGGAGACGCCCTTGGCGTTACCGGCAGCCGCGTTTCTCAGTGCCGTACGACAGGCGGGTTCTCCTACCCAATGCAATGCGTTTTGGAAAAGGAGTCGAGCGGGGCGCTGATCGCGAAACGTGAGGACGACCCGGCCAACTCGCTCAAGAAATCCGCCGCATAACCAATTCCAACCGCAAGGAGCAGTAACCCTATGGGATTCAAAGACCCCCTGACGCAGCGCCGCGACTTGGCCAGAAAGGTTCGCTTGTACCCGCTGCTTGATCGGCAACTGCAGCGCGCTGCCCACAAGGCTCGCCGCGAGTACGCGACCTACCTGTTCGAGATGCTCGAGTGGGCCGCTGTGAATGGCGGCATCGAAGCCCTCATGCCTGACGATCTGAAGGATATCGCGGGCTAGAGGCCCTCAGGAGGGCACGATGGAATTTTGTGAAGAGAACGTGCCGCCAGAGACCAGAGCCAAGATTCATCGCCTGATGGAAGCCAGGGGTTGGACGTTTGAGGAGGCCGTGAATGAGGTCTTGCTCGAAGCAATTACGTCCGGCGCAACGGTATTCGTAGGAAGGCGAAAGGCACCGGTTCTGGAGCTGGTGGGACTGAAGAGGCCCTCTACCGGATAGGTGAGGCCCTCACATAGGGGCTGAAGAGACCCTCAAATGGCAGGCACAAAAAAACCACCGGGCAGGGTGGCTTCTTGTACTGCATTCGTAACGCTTGTGTGAGGTCATCATATATGCACCAGACCATCCAAAGCAATACCGTGGCCTTCGCGCCACAAAATGCGAACCACGATTTCGTGGCACGGACAGTAAACCTGTTCAATTTCGAGGGGTTCGACGTTCGTGTCGTGCTCGTTGATGGTGAGCCTTGGTTCTCTGCCCGTGATGTGGCTGAAGGTCTTGGCTACTCCAATCCACAGAAAGCAGTGCGCGACCACTGCAAAAGCCCGCGCCCGGTGGGGGTGAACGATTCGTTCACCCTTGGCCCGTCGGCAAACATCATCCCCGAGCGTGACGTCTACCGGCTGGTAATGCGCTCGAAGATGCCTCAAGCCGAACGCTTCGAGGAATGGGTGGTGAGCGAAGTGCTGCCCAGCATTCGCAAAACGGGTGGCTATACCGCCCCCGCCCAGCCCGCCGACCTCAGCAAGCTGGAAATCCTCCAGATGGCCCTGGAGTCGGAGAAAGCCCGCGTCCTGCTCACCGTCCAAGTCGAGGCCCAGGCCAAGAAGATCGACCACCTGGAAAACCTGTTCAAGGAAGGCATGAGCCACGTTCAGTTCTGCAAGGGCCTGAATGGGGTCAACGTGATGCAGGTTGGCCATTTCCTTGAAGGCCGCAGCTGGCTCTACAACGAGAGCAAGTCCGGTACCCGCTACCGCGTAGCCGCGTACGCCCGCGACAAGTACATGACCGAGCACCAGCAGGAGATCACCCCGCACGGGAAGGAGGCGTTCATCAGCTACACGCCGATCCTGCTGCGCAAGGGCGCCGTGCGCCTGTACGAACTGTACCTGGCCGGCGAGCTGCCCATGAAGAAAAACTGGGATGGGCTGCACACCCACGACAAGGCCGTGCGGGGTGCAGCATGAATCCAGAATTCCACACCGAAACGCACCGCGTCGCGCGCAAGCGTCACACCTGCACCGAATGCCGGGGCTACATCGAGCCAGGCGACCGCTATGAGTTCGTTACCGGCCTTTGGGAAGGCGACGTGTCGACCTACAAGACATGCGCGCACTGCGAGGCTGCGCGTGACTTCTACGTCAACGATCTAAATTCGACTGAGTACCGCGATGCCGAATTCGGCGCCTACTGCTACAGCGAGGTCCGCTGCGATCTGGAGGAGGCTGCGAATGATATTCCACCGGGGACCGGACTGAAGTTCAGGGCATACCGGCATGTCGTGGGTATGTGGCGGCGTGGTGCTGCAGCCAGGGCGGAGCGCGCAGCATGAGCATGGAACTGATGGTCAAGGCCATGAAGACCAAGGTCGGCAACCCGCTGCGCAAGCTGGTGCTGATCAAGCTTGCCGACAACGCCAACGACATGGGTGAGTGCTGGCCGTCGTACCAGCACGTCGCCGATCAGTGCGAGATCAGCAAGCGCTCGGTAATGAACCACATCAACACCCTGTGCGGTGCCGGCCTGTTGCGCAAGGAGATCCGCAAGGGCGGACCGAAGGGTAACTCCTCGAACGTCTACTACCTGACTTTGAGTGGTGCAGCAGATTCACTAGGGGTAGTGCAGCAGATTCACCAGGGTAGTGCAGCAGGTTCACCCCCTAGTGCAGCAGATTCACTAGGGGGTAGTGCAGGAGCTGCACCCAGAACCAGTCACTCTTTTGAATCAGTAAAGGAACCAGTCACTGAACCAGTTGCGACCCAGGCTGAAGCCGTGGTCGCGGAGGGTATCGTGGTTCCGTTTACGGCTCAGCAACCGCGCTGCGAGATCCCGGCAGATATGCCAGGGCCGAAGGACCAGTCCTGCAAAACCTTCAAGGCCTGGGCCAACTACGCCATGGCTTATCGCAAGCGCTACCACGCGTGGCCGGTATGGAACGCCAAGGCAGGCGGGCAGGTTGGGCAGCTGATCAGCCGCCTCGGGATCGACGTGGCTCACCATGTGGCCGCGTACTTCCTGACGATCAACGACGCCCGGTTGATCAACGGCTGCCACAACCTGGGCGACCTGCTGGCCAAGGCCGAGGCCTACCACACCCAGTGGGTCACCAACCGCCAGATGAACGCCACCACTGCCCGCCAGCAGGAGCAGACCCAGGCGAACATGAACGCGGCGCAGGAAGCGGCTGACGCGATCCGCAACGGCCAGGGAGGTAAGCGCAATGCTTTCCTCTGACCAGCAAGCCGAACTGGCCGTGGCCATCTGCGCCACTGCCGAGGCAATGGGGCAGGCAATCAGCGCTGGAGGCGCTCAGCTCATCGCTGAGGACCTTTCGGCCTATGAGCCTGGCGTGATCATCGGTGCACTGCGTGCGTGCCGCAGAGAGCCAGCCGGCCGCCTTTCGCTTGGGATGGTGCTCAAGCACATCCACGCGGCCGACACCCGCCCCGGAAAGGATGAGGCGTGGTCGATTGCCCTGGCGGCCAGTGACGAGCATGAAACGGTCGTGCTCACCACAGAAATCCGCCAGGCCATGATCGCCTCCGCTCCAATCCTTGAGGCCGGCGACAAGATCGGCGCCCGGATGGCCTTCATGAGCGCCTATGAGCGGCTTGTCAGCTTCGCCCGCGCCGAGGACCAGCCCGCCAAGTGGGAGGTGTCGCTGGGTTACGACGCCGGCCGCCGGGTAGTGGCGATCGAATCCGCAGTCCGCGCCCAGCTCATCAGCCACGAGACCGGGACCAAGTACCTTGCTGACCTGCGCATTGCGCCCATCACCCAAGACGGCGAGGCCATTGCCGGCCTGCTCACCGGTGAGGTTCGCGCCCAGGCCAGCCCCAAGGTGCGGGAGAAGATCGCTGAAGTGCGCTGCATCCTTGAAGCCGCCAAGGCCAAGAAAGACCGCCAGCGCGCCAAGGAAGCCCAGCGCCGCCGGGTCGACACCTACCTACGCAAGCGGCAGACACGGGTCGCCATTGCTCAGTTGAACATCAAGCGCGCCGGGCAGCCGGCCGGGGAGGGGATGTGATGTGTACCTGGGCTGAAACAGAAAAGCTCGACGGCTCCGGCGACGTGGTCACGAGCGTTTACGAACTGGCTCGCTCCTTTGGCTGCCAGCCCTCCGATCTGGTGAGCCTTTCCGGGCGGGCGCTGGATGAGGATGAGTGCCTGTGCGATCTGGACGAGGCCGCCACAGGCAAGAAGCTGGGCTACGCCGTTTCGTACCCGGACGAGCGATTTGACGTGCTGTTCACGCAGGAGGCGCACTGATGGACACCAACAAGATGCGCGAGCAGTTCGAGGCAGCCTTCATCGCAGAGCAGGTGGCCAAGTTCGGCGAAGGGTTCAGGGATTCTGCCATTCATCTCCTCAAGCGGGACGGCGCTTTCCTCACCAATCCATCGTTCTACGAGGTGCGCAGGCGTGAGCAGGGAATGTACGACAACTACTGGGTAGAGATGGTCTGGTGGGCCTGGCAGGCCTCCCGCGAGGCCGTTGTGGTGGAGCTGCCAAAGGACATCGTGACCATGGCCGGCCCAGTTCTGTACGCAGATGACATTCGTGCCGCCATCGAGGCCCAGGGCCTGAAGGTCGAGGTGAAGCCATGACTGACACGAAAAAGATGCGCGAAATCAGCCGCGAGCGAATCGACAACGCCGTTTTGGATTACTACCGAGGCAGAGATGGCGCATGCGCCCATTACTGCGCCACGCACTTAGGGCTCGACAGAAGCCTTATCAGCAAGTCGCTTCAGCGTCTTAAGCGGCGCGGACTGGTGGTAGCTGAGGGAAGCTATTGGAAGGTGGCGCCATGACCATCGACAAAGCCGAAATCATCAAGGCGCTAACTGGCAAAGATCAGCCGTACAAATCGCCTTTTGCAGAGGGTCTTGAGGCTGCTTCATCCGGCACCGCCTGGTCCCAATGCCCTTACACCGGCGCGAATCAGGACTACGAACGCGGTGAATGGCTGCGAGGGCACAGCGCCCATGGGAGGTTTGCATGACCATCGACAAGCAAAAACTGAAGGCGCTGGCTGAGGCTGCAACACCTGGTCGCCATTACGATCGCCTTGAATCTGCTGGCGGAGGCATCAAGTACGAGTGCGCTGGCGACGATGGCTCTCTGGTGCTCAAGGTCGACCACAAGAACAATGAGTTCGGCTTTGTGGGCGACCGCGGTGAGGCTGACGAGGCATTTTTCCTTGCATGCAGTCCTGCCGCTGTCCTGGCCCTGCTCGCGGAGATCGAGCGGCTGGCAAAGTTCGAAGACTGGTTTCTCCGCCTGGATCAGGCTGAGCAGTCGCTATCTGCGTCGCTCAAGGCTGAGCGCGACCGGCTCAAGGCCGAGAACGAGGCGCTGCGCAAGGCCTTGGGCGAAATCAGCGGCCAGGTTGACGGAAATATCAGATGCGCTGTCCGTGACGTAGTGAACTGCCGAGGCGATGTGCAGGACATCTACGGCTACTGCGACAACATTGACGAGATCATTGAGGCGGCCATGGCCAAGGAGGCGAGCCATGGCTGACCGCATCAGCGTCAACAGCCAGGCCAAGCTCTCCGAGGCCGTGACCATGCTCACCCGCATGTTCCGCGACAAGAAGTTCGTCGTGGTCAGCATGCGCCCGGGCAAGGACCGCACCCTGGATCAAAACGCATTGTGGTTTGCGATGTACGACCGGATCGCCAAGAGCACCGAGATGGGCGACATCGAGGATGTCCGCCGGTACTGCAAGCTGCACTTCGGCGTACCGATCATGCGCGCCGGCTGTGATGAGTTTCGCACCGGCTGGGCCGAGTCGTTCATCCACCTGCCGTATGAGGTGAAGCTGCGCCTGATGGGACCGTGCGCGATGTTCGGTCCGGATGGCTTCCCGGTGACCCGGCTGTTCGACCGGGCTCAGGGCTGCCAGTACACCGACCGCATCGTGGCCGAGTTCGCGCCGCAGGGCGTGGTGTTCAGTGACCTGCTGAGCGAGGAGGCGGCATGAGACATCAATTCAAGGCTGGTGATCTTGCGCTGATCGTCGGCACCCTCACGGCATACGAGACGCTGGGCAGAACGGTGGAACTGATTGAATACCTTGGGGATGACCGGGTGATTTTCCTTGAGGCTGGCGGCTGGGTAGACAACGTCGAGGAGAACCGTATCTGGCTCGTTCGGCTGACCGATGGCCAGTACACCGACAAGCGCGGCGTGACGACCTCCGAAGGGCCATGCAGAGAGCAATTCCTCATGCCCCTGCGCGGCGACTTCGAGCCCGAGCAGCAGAAAGCCAAGGAGGCTGAGCCATGCGCATAGCCGAGATCAAGCCGAAGAAGTGCAAGGCTCCAGGTTGCGGCAAGCCCTTCAAACCGTCCATGACCACGCAGAAGGTGTGCAGCATCGCCTGTGCGAAGGCCATGGCCAAAGACCCGAAGCTGCAGAAGATCGCGGCCAAGGCCATCACCAAGCAGGCTCGCCAGGACTTGCAGGAGCGCCGGGAGAAGCTGAAGACCCGCCGCGAGCACATGGCCGAGGCGCAGACCGCGTTCAATGCATACATCCGCGAGCGCGACGCAGGCCTGCCGTGCATCAGCTGCGACTCGCTACCGAGCGATAACGATCTCATCACCGGCAGCCGCTGGGATGCCGGCCATTATCGGTCGGTGGGTGCCTGCCCGGAGCTGCGGTTCGAGCCGCTGAACGTCCACCGGCAGTGCGTGAAGTGCAACCGGAACCTGTCGGGTAACGCGGTCGAGTACCGCATCCGGTTGGTGAAACGCATCGGCTCTGACCAGGTTGCTTGGCTCGAAGGGCCTCATAAGCCCCAGCGCCTGACCATCGAGGACCTGCAGGCCATCAAGGCACTGTACAGGCAGAAGCTCAAAGACCTGAGGAGGGCAGCGGCATGACGCCAGCGTGGGGATTTTTGATTATGGCCGTTCTCATGGTGGTGGCCGGTGTGGCGCTGTCATGGGCAGGCGCCGTGCGCCGCAAGCGGTACGCGGAAGAGTTCCTGGTGCGCCGGGCTGAGAAGAGGGGAAAGGCATGCAACTGAATAGCGCACGACAAGCTTGGCACGACTGCCTGTATACCGCCTGGGATAGCCAGGGCTTGTTCATCGAACAGCTCGGGTTGCTGGGCACCATGATCCAGACCACGGAGAAGCAGCGGAAGGCGAGCCACGCGGTGCACCAGGCGCTGGCCGGCGGTGTGCAGGCGGCTATCGGCAAGCTGCCCGGGCGCAGCAAGGCCTTCGGCAACTTCATGTACTCGCCGCGGTTGGACGCCGACACGCAGGAGGATGCAGAGGAGGCCGTGTTCGTTATGGTCCAGCAGCGCTCTCCGCGCATGACCGCCGCCAAGCGCGAGAAGCTGGAGTATGTGGTGAAGGGCGTCATGACCCGGTACCGGTACATGCACCAGGGCGGGCAGTCGGCCAATGATGACCCGCTGGAGTCGCCTGAGGGCTTCCGTGCCTGGCTGGATGCCCACTATGGGGTAAGGCTGGAATCGGTCCGCTGGGAGCGAGAGTGGGGCGGATATGTGCGCCTCGCGTTCGAGTGCTGCGAGGATCTGGACAAGGAAGCACTGAGTCCGGTGGCAGCCGCAATTTACGAAATGCGCAGGGCCGCTTGAGGCCCTATTGCGTTCCCGCTCGGCTGGTGGCATTATTTCGCCATCCTGATAATTTTGCCTACGGCAAAAACTCAAATTAACCCGGCCATTGCGCCGGGTTTTTTATTGCCCGAAGAGGGCCTCAAGAGTCCCGACGCCACCTCTGGCGAGGTCAGATTTTTTTTGTGTAGCACGGAACGTTTTGATGGCGCTATGATTCTGATAGGTTGCTAACTAAACAAACATGGAAGACCGTGATTATGAAAACCGTTCTAGCTGCTGCAGCACTGTCCCTTTTTGCTGCGTCTGCCGGAGCAGCTGAGCTTTCCGGTGCGCTGGGTGCGACAAGTCAAGGCGGCATTACGGCGCGTGCAGGCGTTGGCTTTAACTGGGACAAAAGCTGGTTTGAATCCAGTACTGGCCGTCTAACCGGTTACTGGGATGCTGGGTATACCTATTGGGAAGCAGGAGATGCTTCCGGTGGCGCTCACTCGCTGTCCTTTGCGCCAGTTTTCGTTTACGAGTTCGGCAGCGGTAACGTGAAGCCATTCGTTGAGGCTGGCATCGGCCTGGCGGTCTTCTCTGGTACGTCCGCAGGTGACCAGGACTTTGGTTCGGCCTTCAACTTCGAAGACCGCATCGGTGCGGGCTTGAAGATCGGCGAGACGCAGAAGGTTGGCATCCGAGCGATTCACTACTCCAACGCTGGCATTAAGCAGCCCAACGACGGTATAGAGTCGTACTCGCTGTTCTACAGCCACCAGATTTAAAAAAGCACGATCCCTCTTTGCCCGCCCTGTGCGGGCTTTTTTATGCGGATGACACGCTCAGGCAGCTGGGCTAAGTCGGTAGTGGCGTCGATCAAAGCCGTGCGCTCCCTGATCGGCTACGCGGTGAGAGTCTGGGGTATGTGGCCCAGCGATCCAGGCCACCAAGCCGGGTAAGCACCGGCCCTCCGCACCCATTCCAAGCCTCGGTATCTGCCGGGGCTTTTTCGTATCTGGAGTTAGCAAATGTCCGAAACCAACGAAGCCATCGCGTCATTGCGCTCTAGTGTTGATGTGGTACACGCCATGCTGGCCCGACTTCAAGCCCAGGCGGCCGACCTAGCCTCTCGGGTAGAGTCACTCACCGCGCTGATCCAATCGGAAGTTGCCGCTAGGGTCGCGGCCGATTCTGCGCTTGGCGGTAAGGTTGATGCCCTGCAAGCGCAAATCGACAACTTGCAGAGCAAAGTCTACAGCGGAAGCTGACTCAGTCTCGATGTTGGTTTTTAGCGTGCTGAATCGCCGCGTCACGGACTTGAGCGACTGTCATGTTTTCGTACTGAATTGGCGGTATTGGCAAGGTCACATTGATGTTCAAAGTGTCGTTGACCTTGACTGATACCCGCATACAGGCCTGATCAAAGCCAATTGATTGGATTTCCGGTTTCATGCTGTGTGACTCCATGGTGTGAGAACCCTGAAACATAGCACGAAGCCACTACCCGCCCTGTGCGGGTTTTTTATTCATAGCTCCCCGCAACGGGAGGAATCGAGATGGCCCATATGCCAGAGAAAGACCCATCCTTCTGGGTGCTTGTACTGACAGCCCTGAGAGAGAACGGCCTGGCGATGGGCCTGACATTCGCCCTGACCTGGTTGCGTATTCAGTACGACGGCAAGGAAACCCGCCCAGTCCGCCAACTAATCGAGGCAACGCTTGGCGCGCTGATCGTGATGGTGGTCGGACTGACTGTGAAGGAATTCGGCCTCAGCATCGCCTGGTCGTTCGCCACCGCTGGCTTTGTCGGCGTGCTTGGCGTTGAGCAGGCTCGCCAGCTTGGCAAACGCTGGGCTGAACGAAAGGTCGATGGGCCCTAACCCGCGCCACAAATTGGAGATGCGCCGTTTCGTGGCGCGACAACCTGAGGGTCATCCATGCACAACCAGCACAAGAAGATCACCGGCTACCGCGACCTCACCCAGAGCGAGATCGACGGGATGAACTCGATCAAGGCCCTGGAGGTTGACGCCGGTGAGCTGTTCAAGCAGATCGGTCAGATCGAGGGCGTGGACCAGCGAACCCTGTCACTGGCCAAGACCAACCTGCAACAGGGTTTCATGTGGTTCGTGCGCTCTATCGCCAAGCCAGCCGATCCCTTCGCCTGACGTCCCGCACGGGGAGGCCTGTATGACCAACGTGACACGCATGCGCCACGTCCTGCCGCTACCGTCCGATGTGGTGGTCGCTACCAATGCGCTCGACACGGCGCTCATCAAGGCGATCGATGCAGCCAAGGAAGCAGGGCTGCCTCAGGGCCTGCTCGTCGCCATCCTGCACGGGCATGCCCATGCAGAGACCCGCAAAATGGTGGGTTAAAAGTCGATCTTTGCCTGGAGTACGCAACGGCAGTAGTCACAGGTGCAGTTCTGTTTGATCAATTGAACAAAGTCAACGTCAACTGAGATCAGCTTGCCGTTCATCGACGTGCACCAATCGCAGTCGCGGTTATCGCCGCAGGACATAGGTGAGTACTGGTGGATGCCCGCGCCCTTCATGCGGGCAATATCCCCGTGCCGTTTGTGATTGAAGGTTGCCTTGTAATAAAGCGACTCCAGCGCCTTTTTCGGTCCAAACGCGAGGCCTTCCGGGGTGAGCACTTCGTACAGTTCTCGAGTGATCTTTAGCCTGGTGTTGATGCCAAGCGAGCGTTTTTCTTCGAGTGACAGAGGCTCTCCGTCCTTGAGCTTGACCTCGTGCAGGAAATCTTTGAGCACGGCCGTGCGACCTGACTCTTTAACGAATGGAGAGTTGGAGATCTCTGACTTGTAGTAGGCCACGATTTCCGCTTGGGGCAACTGTGGGGCTGCCGGCGCTTCTGGCTCTGAGTTGCCCGAGGCAGGCTTCGCGGCAGTATTGAACAGCTTGGAAAAGATTCCCTTGAACATTTGCACCTGGCTCCGTCCCTTGTTGTGATCCCAACCAATACCGTCAACCAAGCACTATTTCAAGCAACAGGTGAGACATGGGCAGACCTACGCCGCCGGCCGATTTGCTCGAATCCCTGTGGCTGACACTTCGCCCGGCCAGCGGTGTGTGGGATTGGATACAGAGCGAAATCCTTGACGACACCGGCAGCATCCATAACCCCGAGCACGCCCATCTGATTGACGCCAGCATCGGCGTGCTCTGGGCATCGACTGGGTTCGCCAAGCAGGGGCGGGTGGTTCTAGGTCAGACCGAACAGCTGATGTTCCGCGCTGGCGGATGGCAGAAGGCCCGTCAAGAGCAGCAGATGCGGGAGTGGTTCGGTGAGGAGCCGGCCTACCTGATCACCCTGGCCGCTGACTACTGCGCCGAGTGCACCGACGCAGAGTTCTGCGCCTTGGTTGAGCATGAGCTTTACCACATCGCCCAGGCGACCGATCAGCACGGCGCACCCAAGTTCACCCAGGAGGGGCTGCCCAAGCTCTACCTGCGCGGCCATGACGTCGAAGAGTTCGTCGGGGTGGTGAGGCGCTACGGTGCCAGCCAAGACGTACAGCAGCTGATCGACGCTGCAAGCCGGCCGCCTGAGGTGGCCAAGATCAACATTTCGAGGGCCTGCGGAACCTGTCTGCTCAAGTTGGCCTGATGTGAGACAGGCATGAGACGGAATCCAATCTATGGCAGCCCTGAAAAGCGATGTGAAAGCCTTCATCGTTCAGGCTTTGGCGTGCTTTGACACGCCTACCCAGGTCTCACAAGCCGTAAAGCAAGAATTCAACATTGACGTGTCCCGGCAGCAGGTGGAGCAGCACGACCCAACCAAGCGTGCCGGGGCCAACCTGGCAGCCAAGTGGCGGACCCTGTTCGAAGACACCCGCAAGCGCTTCCGTGAGGAAACGGCGGAGATCCCCATTGCCAACCGAGCGTTCCGCCTGCGCGGCCTTGGGCGAATGGCCGAGAAGGCCGAGAACATGCGCAACCTGGCGCTGACTGCCCAGCTGTACGAGCAGGCAGCCAAGGAATGCGGCGACATGTACGTCAACCGCAAGCTCGAACCCGACAAGCCCCTGGGCTCCCAGGCGGACCAGCAGCACGCCGTTGCTGAGTACAAGCTGGAGCCAGACGAAGGTGTCCCGACTACCCCGTACCTATGACCCGCCGGTAAAGCTGACGCCGAAACAGGCGAACATCTACGTCTGGGGCTTCCAGCCTGAAGCGCGCTTTCGCGATGCGGTGTGCGGGCGGCGATTCGGCAAGACCTTCCTCGGCAAGGCTGAGATGCGTCGCGCGGCCCGGCTGGCTGCGGAGTGGGGCGTAAGCGTTGAAGACGAGATCTGGTATGGGGCGCCGACGTTCAAGCAGGCCAAGCGGGTCTTCTGGCGCCGGCTGAAGCAAGCCATCCCCGAAGCTTGGCGCGCTACCCGGCCAAACGAGACCGAGTGCTCGATTACCCTCAAGTCCGGCCACATCATGCGCGTGGTCGGCCTAGATAACTACGATAACCTGCGTGGCTCCGGCCTGTTCTTCGTCCTGGTGGACGAATGGGCGGACTGCCCATGGGCCGCCTGGGAAGAAGTGCTCAGGCCAATGCTCTCGACCTGCCAGTACACGATCCCCCAGACCGGAGAGTCGAGGAAGGGCGGTCATGCGCTGCGGATCGGCACTCCGAAGGGCTTTAACCACTGCTACGACACCTACCGTGACGGGCAGCCAGGCGGTGAACCTGATCACAAGAGCTGGCAGTACACCTCGCTGCAGGGCGGTAACGTCCCGGCTGAAGAGCTGGATGCTGCCCGCCGCAAGATGGACCCGCGCACGTTCCGCCAGGAGTACGAGGCTGGGTTCGAGAACTACGCCGGGGTGGTCTACTACACCTTCGACCGGGCCGAGTGCCGCACCGGCGAGCGCATCAAGCCAGGCGAAGCCCTGCACATCGGTATGGACTTCAACGTCATGAAGATGGCCGCGGTGGTCTACGTCGTCCGCGATGGACTGCCTCTGGCCTTGGATGAGTTCCATTCGGTGCGAGACACGCCGGAGATGATCGAGAAGATCAAGGCCCGGTTCCCTGGTCACGGCATAGCCGTCTACCCGGACGCCAGCGGCCAGAACACCAGCAGCAAGAACGCCAGCGAGTCGGACCTGTCGCTGCTCATGAAGGCCGGCTTCACCGTGGTGGTCAACTCCACGAACCCTGGCGTCAAAGACCGCGTGAACTCGGTCAACTCCATGTTCATGAACACCTACGGCGAGCGCCGCCTGAAGGTCAACATTGACCAATGCCCGCAGCTCACCCTCTGCCTCGAACGGCAGACCTACAACGACAAAGGCGAGCCGGACAAAGACCCCAAGAAGGGCTTTGACCACATGAACGATGCCGCCGGCTACTTCATCGCCAAGCGCTTCCCGATCAACGTGGCAATGACCACAAGCCAGCCTCTGAGAATGTGACCATGAGCGATAACCCGAGCATTACGTTGCCCGCTGTCGACGCGATGCGCGCCTACTGGGCCGTGATCTCGCCGCTCATGGGCGGAACGATGGCGATGCGGGCGGCAGGCAAGGCACTTCTGCCGCAGTATCCAGCCGAGGATGACGAAGCCTACAAGGAGCGCTTGCGACTCTCGACGCTTCTACCAGCGTATTCTGAAACGGTCGGCAACATGACCTCCCGAGTCTTCGCCGAGCCTCTGCAGGTTGGCGATGATGTGCCAGAAGGCATCTTTGAGATGTCCAGGGATATAGACCTCAACGGCAACGACCTGAACTCGTGGGCAGTCGAGTTCTTCCGAGAAGGCCTGAGTCACGGGCTGTGCCACGCCTTTGTCGACCATCCGCCAGCTGAGGGCGTCCGCACCCAGGCAGAAGAGCAGGCTGCAGGTGTCCGCCCCTACGTTGTTCTGGTCAAGCCGGAGCAGGTGCTGGGTTGGCGCTCCAAAGGCGGCGCCCTGACCATGATTCGCTACATCGAGCTGGTCGAGGAAGAGGATGGCGACTTCGGCTCGGCCTGCGTTGAGCAGATCCGCGTACTTGAGCCGGGGCGGTGGCGAACCTATCGAAGGGCGGAGAAGGGGGGGTCCTTTGTCATCCATGACGAAGGTACGAACAGCCTGCACTCCATACCTTGGGTCACTTTCTACACAGGCCGAACTGGCTTCATGACTGCCAAGCCGCCGCTACTGGAGCTGGCACACCTGAACGTCAAGCACTGGCAGAGCCAGAGCGACCAGGACAACATCCTCCACGTCATCCGCGTTCCCATTCTGGTTCGCATTGGCGTGCAGATGCAGTTCACAGAACAAGGGGTGCCGGTGGCGCCGGAGTTCAAAGTCGGCACCGGCTCTCTGACCGACGTTCCGAGGGAAGGTGACCTGAAATATGTGGAGCACACCGGCCAGGCCGTTGAGGCGGGGCGCACAGCGCTGAAAGACCTGATCGACGAAATGCGTATGGCTGGGGCGAAGCTGCTCACGCCTGACAAGTCCGCAACCAAGACCGCCACGCAGGCAGAGGAGGAGGCCGCTCAGGAGCTGTCACCGCTGGCTCGCATGGCCCACCACTTTGCCGACTGCCTGGCTCAGCTGCTGCAGTTCATGGCCGATTACAGGTCGTTAGGCGAGGGCGGCACGGTTGAGATGCGCGGCAACTTCGACGTTGACTACATGCCAGAGGTGTCGCTGCCGACCTTGGTATCCATGGCGAACGCCGGGATGATCTCCAAGGAAACGCTGTTCACTGAGATGCAGCGCCGAGGTGTGATCAGCGACGAATACGACTGGGGCGAGGAGCGGGCGAAGATTGAGGCCCAGGGCCCGGCCCTCGGTACGCTGTGATGAAGACGGCCAACGAGAAACTGCTGGACGAGCTGATCGGGCATGAGGTCGACCTGTCCAGGCTGAGCAACAGCCAGGTTGTGACGATCATCAAGATCCTCAACAGCAAGGACGCCGACCTGCGCGCCGCTCTGATCGAGGCTATCGACAACCTAGGCGCCGACCTATCGGCCGCAGCTGTCGATATCGCCCTGTCGGCGGTGCTTCGGATCAACCAGCAGACCTTCGTTGAGATCCGTCTGGTCATGGACCAGGTGACCGACGGGCTGATCAGCTACGAGCTAGCGTTTCAGCAGAGCGCTCTGCGTGCCGTTCTCCCGGCCCTGGTGCAGGAGGCATACCCGGTCGTCTCCCCAGCGTTCAGCGCAGTGAAGGCGATCGCCCAGGCTCGACCGTTCCAGGGGCGCTTGCTGAGGGAGTGGATGGCTGGCATCGAGTCCAGTCGCGCTGCCGCAGTGCGCGATGCCGTGCGCTCGGGCGTGGTTGAGGGGCGCACCACTGCGGAGATAGTCCGCACGGTCATGGGCAGCCGGGCTCAGCAGTACGCCGACGGGGCCCTCCAGAAGGCCAGGCGCGACGTTGAGGCGGTAGTGAGGTCTGCGGTGTCACACACGGCCGAAACGGCCAGCGACGCAGCGTACGAGGCGAACAGCGACATCATCAGCCACGTCGAGTGGCTCAGTACGCTGGACAACCATACCTCGAGCGACTGCCGGATACGTGACCGCCTGCCGTACACGCTGGGCACCTACAAGCCCATCGGCCACACGATCCCGTGGCTGGCCGGGCCGGGCCGCATCCACTTCTGCTGCCGCTCCTCCAAGGTTCCGGTGCTCAAGAGCGCCAAGGCCCTGGGGTTCAGTGACGGAGCAACGCGGGCGAGCATGGACGGCCAGGTGCCGGAGTCGACCACCTATGCCGAGTGGCTCGGCAAGCAGTCGGCGGCGCGCCAGGATGAGATTCTTGGGCCGCAGCGAGCCCGTTTGATGCGAGAGGGTGGACTGAAACTCAGCACCTTCTACAACGACAAGGGCAAGTTCCTGACCCTTGATGAGCTGCATGAGCGGCTCAAGTAAGCCCGCGCCACGAAACCGGCAACTGCCATTTCGTGGCGCGCACCTCTCAAGCCTCGCCTAGTGCGGGGCTTTTTTCTGCCCGCAGTTCGGATGGACGGGGCGCTGTTAGGCCGGAAGGCCTGCCAATGGGCGGATGCCCGGAGATCGTTCCATGAAGCTCAAACTTGACGATAACGGCAATGTGGTTCTGCAGAACGGCCAGCCGGTTTACGTGCACGACGACGGCAAAGAGGCCCCGTTCGACGCGGCTGCAGCCGTCACCAAAATCTCGGCGCTGAACCGTGAAGCCCAAGGGCATCGCGAGGCCAAAGAGGCAGCGGAGGCTCGCGCCAAGCTGTTTGAAGGCATCGAGGATGCTGACGCAGCTATCAAGGCACTGGAGACCGTCAAGAACCTCAAAGAGGGCGACCTGGTCACCGCCGGCAAGGTTGAAGAGATCAAGGCTGCCGCCAAACGCGCCGCTGAAGAGCAAGTTGCAGCAGCTGCCAAGGCCGCCGCAGAGCGTGAAAAGACGCTGCAAGGCGATCTGGAAAAACTGCAGGGCCAGCTGCATGGCGAACTCATCGGCGGCAGCTTCAGTCGGTCGAAGCTGATCTCCGAAAAGTTCGCGATCCCCGGCGACCTGGTGCAGGCGCGCTTCGGCCAGGCATTCAAGATTGAAGAGGGCAAGGTGGTTGCCTACGACCAGGCCGGCAACAAGATCTTCAGCCGCGCCCGTCCGGGCGAGGTAGCGGACTTCGACGAGGCGCTCGAAGCCCTCGTGGATCAGTACCCCTACAAAGATCAGATCCTCAAGAGTTCCGGCGCGAATGGCGGCGGCGCCCCGCACGGAGGACACCCTGGTGGCAAACCTCCGGCAGGCAAGGGCAACTTCGGCGGCAACAAAGATGACCGCCTGCAAGCTATCAGATCGCAATTCCCTGATCTGGCCCAGTCCTGATCAGTACCTAGCTGTCATCCCGGATGGGGTACGGCGCACCAGGGCGGATGCCCGACAACCATTCACTAAGCCCGTCCGGGCAACAGCTATAGGAGCTCCAACATGGCGCTTTCCGATATGGAAGTGTTCAACACCTACTTCATGCCAGCGACCATCGAGACGCTGGCGCAGATGGTCGAGCGGTTCAACGCCGCATCCGGCGGCGCGATTCTGCTGACCACTGAAGGCTTTGACGGCGATTTCCTGCAGACCAGCTTTTACGCCGGCCTGGCGGGCGCGCGTCGTCGTGTGAACCGTTACGGCAACAACGGCAACGTGAACGCTGTCGATCTGACCCAGCTCAAGCACAACACTGTCAAGGTCGCGGGCGGCTTCGGCCCCGTGCGTTACGAGCCATCCCAGATGACCTGGCTCCGCAAGCCGACTGCCGAGGGCGTAGAAGTGGCTTCCCGCTACTTCGCCGAATCCCTGCTGCAGGACCAGCTGAATACCGCCATCGCGGCGTTGGTGGCGGGCATTGGCAACCAGGGCGCTGCCGCGGTCGTCGACGTGTCGGGCACCAAGAAGGTTGACTACATCGCAGTGAACGACAGCCACGCGCTGTTCGGTGACCACTCCAGCCAGCTGATCGCCCAGGTCATGGATGGCGCCCAATTCCATGCCTTCGTGGGCCAGAACCTCACCAACGCCGAGCAGTTGTTCAAGTCTGACGCCGTCCGCGTTGTCGACATCCTGGGTCGCCTGGTTGTAGTGACCGATGCTCCTGCGCTCTACAGCGCTGCGGTAGCCGATCCAGCTGCGCCGGCCAAGCGCCGCGTGCTGTCCCTCGCTCAGGGCGCAGCCACTGTTCACGATGCTCGCGACCTGATCTCGAACATTGAGACCAGCAATGGCAAGGAGCGCATCGAGACCACTCTGCAGATCGACTACAGCTTTGGCGTTGGCCTTCGCGGTTACGCCTGGGACGTTGCCAATGGCGGCGCTTCACCGGACGACGCGGCGCTGGCCACCGGCTCGAACTGGGACAAGGTCGCGACCAGCATCAAGCACACCGCTGGCGTCATGGCGATCGGCCAAGCCTGATCAATCACATGAAGCGGCCTTTCGGGGCCGCTCACCTTGGAGACTGACATGTCCGAAAAAGTCATTTACGAGCCACATCCGGTTACCGCTGAGCGCAAAGCTGAGCTGCGCCAGAAGGGCTACAAGATCATCGATGCGACCTTCGCACCTGAAGGTTACGAGCATCCAGAGCCGGTGAAGGAGGCGAAAGCGGGAAAGACTGGCAAGTCTGCCGCCGAGAAAAAGGTCGCAGCAGAAGCCGAACTGAAGGAAAAACTGCAGGCTGCCCTCACCGAAAAGGGTATCCAGTTCCCGCCTGAGGCTAGCATTCCAGACCTGCAGAAGCTGCTGGATGAGGCCGCATAATGACCATCTACATCACCGTCGAGCAGGTAGACGCCCTGCTTGGGTCTAGCTGGGCGTCCGACGACCAGAAGGTCCGGGCGGTGCTGATGGCCAACACCTGGCTCACCAACCAGGGTCTGCCTGAGTTCGACACGGTTCCCGCCGACGTCGTGCAGGCGGGCGCGGAGGTGGCTGTGGAGGCGGCGGCGGGCAATCTGTACCAGGCGAAGGAAACCGGCGTGCTGAGCAAGTCTGTGGATGCGGACGGTGTGTCGAGCAGCAAGACCTACTCGGCTACGTCCAAGGCCATCAGCGCGGGCGAGTCCTTCGCCTTGGCACTTCTGGCGCGGTATCTGGGCACCGGCCAGGTCAAGATCGTCAGGGGGTGACATGGGGCTTCGAAGCGAGTTGCAGGCCGAGCTGGCCCAGGCCTTCGATACGGATCTGGCCGACGCAGTGGCGGCGGTCGATGGTAGCCGGTCTGTGCCTGGCACCTACGACCCTGAGAAGGGTGGCAGTACGCCGGCGACAACGCTGCACTATGCCGGTCGTGGCGTCTTCGGCCAGTACAAGTCCCGGGAGATCGACGGCACGCGCATCCTGGCGTCAGACGTGCGCCTCAAGGCGCTGCAGAACGAGCTGTTCGTGAAGGACGGCGATGTGGTCACAGAAGCTCCTGCCATCCCTGTCATCGGCGATCACATCAGCGGCTACCGAGTCGTGGACGTCGGGCAAGACGCGGCCAAGGCCACCTGGACCATCCAGCTGAGGAAGTAAACATGGCTCGCGGCTCACACATGACCAGCCGCTACGGCGGCCTGGACGGCAGCTTTGCTGCGCAGTTGGAGCAGTTCGCAGAGGCCGCCAAGGAGGCGATGGACCTGACCTTCCGTGAGGTCGTCATCATGGTAGGCCGGAGGCTGGTGACCATGTCGCCGGTCGGCAACCCGGATCTCTGGAAGGTGAACGTTGAGGCCCAGGGCAGCGCGGCAGAGCAGATCGCTGCTTACAACGCCAAGGCGGCGGCCATCAATGGCCGCATTACTGCCGACCAGGCCAACCTCACCAAGAGCGGCAACCTGAAAGGCGGCCTGCGACTGCGCAAGCCGCTGACCAAGCGCGAGCAGCGCGAGAACTTCGGGTTTGGCGTTCGGAGGGTTGGCCAGGGCTACGTGGGCGGCCGCTTCCGCAGTAACTGGCAGCTCACCACTGGCGCTCCAGCCGCAGGTGAGATCGAGGACATCGAGAGCGCTGGCGAGACGCTGGACAGGCTTCTCTTGGCTGCCGGTGATCTCTCCGCCGGTGAGGTCGCTTACATCGTCAACAACCTGCCGTATGCCATCCCTCTGGAGTACGGCCACAGCTCACAGGCGCCTGGCGGCATGGTGCGAGTCACCGTCGCCGACTTCCAGCGCATCGTCGAAGAAGCCATCAGGATCCGCCGAGCATGAGCCACGCAAGAGCACGACAGGCCATCGAGATCAAGCTGATGGCCTGGGCCACGGCGCGCCCGATCCGGGTAGCGAACTTCGAGCAGGGCTTCGAGGCCGGGCCCGACGAAACCTACCTGCAGGCCTTTCAGCTACCGGCGGGCACCACCTGCCGCTACCTGGGTAGCGATGCCTACGAGTACACCGGCGTCTACCAGGTGAGCATCGTTTGCCCGGCTGGCCAGCCTCTGGCTACCGCCGAGAGCCTGGTCGGTGAGCTTTCGAGCCTCTTCAGGGTGGACTCGGAGCTCAGCCGCAACGGCTTCGAGGGCCTGGTCACCGAACCAGTTGACCAGGGCCCAACCATCACCGAGTCGGCGACCTACACGGTGCCGGCCAGCTTCACTTACCGCGGCATCGCGGACCAACCGCCCGCTGGGGCATAACCAACCGCCGCCCGGCGGCGGGCAACAACGAGGAAACACTCCATGGCCGCAAAATTCCCGCTGCCGAACGGCGCTGTGCTGGAAATCGCCAGCGTTTTCGGTGCAGCCGTCGCCTTTACCGCTCTGACCAATGCCGCACCACCGGTGGCCACCGCTGCCGATCACGACATCGCAAACGGTGACGTCCTGCTGGTCAGCTCCGGCTGGGCGCTCATCGCCGATCGCGCTGTCAGTGCCGCAAACGTGGCTGCCGACACGTTCGCCTTGAAAGGCCTCAACACCACCAATACGGACAAGTACACCCCTGGTGCCGGCGTGGGCTCGGTCCTCCCCGTGACCGCCTGGGCGCAGATTTCCAAGGTGACGGCGTTCGCCTCGGCTGGCGGTGAGCAGCAATACTTAACCGTGGGGTATCTGGAAGATGACGACGACCGCCAGTTCCCGACCAACCGCAACCCGATCACGCTGTCGATCACCGTCGAAGACCAGCCGACCGCGGCCTACGTCGCCCTGGTCGAAAACTACGGCGACAGCAAGGAGCTCGTGGTGGTGCGACTCAAGCTGCCGGGTGGCGACCAGATTCTCTATCCAGGCTACGTCAGCATCACCACCACCCCGACCATGGATCGGAACAGCCTCATGACGCGAACCATCAGCATCGCGCTGTCGGGCCGTCCTGTTCGTATCCTGGCTGGCGCGTAAGGAGCCCTCATGGCGAAGATCAAGATCGCGCAGAACCCAACGTTCACTGCCGTGGTGCAGGTCCCCCGCATTGGCGCCGAGCCGGCACCGGTGGAATTCCAGTTCCGCTACATGGACCGCGTGGCCCTGTCCGCAATGTTCGACCGCTGGAACAAGGCGCGCGACGCCTGGGCGGAAAAGGCCCAGAAGGACGGCGCGACTTGGGAGGAGGTCACTACCGGGGAGATAGCCCTGCAGGCTGAGCAACTGGGCGAGATCGTTACAGGCTGGGACTTGGAGGACGAGTTCAGCGCCAAGGCCATCGTCGACCTGGTACGCACCTGTACCGGCGCGCCGAAGGCAGTAATCGACGCCTACCAAGCCGCCTACAGCCCGGCCCGCTTGGGAAACTGAAGGCGGCGGCCCGGGCCTGCTATGAACGAGGCCCGTCCGCCGAGCAACTGGCGGCGCTGGGGCTGACCCTTGATGACATCGAGGAGGAGGTAGTGGAGGTCTGGCCAGATGCATGGCCTGCCTTCCGCCTGTTCGATGCGCTGGGCACGCAGTGGCGGGTGGCTTCGGGCGGCCCGTCAGGCCTGGACTACACCGCCATACCCGCAACTGCCTCGATGCTCGGCATCAAGCGCCGCGACCTCACCGACATTTTCCCCGATCTCCGCGTCATGGAGTTTGAGGCCTTGGCCGTCATGGCCGAATCGATGGAGTAGATCATGACCACCATTGCCTCTCTCGGTCTTCAGATCGACTCCGGTGATGCCGTCGAAGCCAAGGACAACCTCGATCAGCTGACGGACGCCGGCAAGCGTAGCGAGGAGTCAGCTGGGCGAACCGGTCGCGCCTGGGAGACTGCCCTGGGCAGCCTGCAGGGTGACACCCGGCAGATCGTGCAGGAGCTGCAGGCGCTCAACGCCAAGCAGACAGAGTTGGCGCAGCAGATGGCCACCGTGGGGCGCGCCGTTACCAGCGCTTCCACGGCATTCAGCAGCGCCGCGGCGAACATTGGAGCTTTCCGGGCCGAGGCCGCTCAGGCGGGCAAGGTGCAGGAGGCGCTCACCAGCGCCACTGATGCCGGTGCCCAGGCTGGCCGGCGCGCCGCCGAATCCGCCGACGAGCAGCAAGCCAGGATTCTGGCCGTGGCCAAGGCCTCGCTGGAGGCCAGCCAGTACGTTCAATCGCTCAACCGGGCAACCGAGCAGAGCGCCGAGGTAACCGCCCAGGCGAACGCCGTTCTGTCCGACAGTGCCAGCCGCCAGGCAGCCATCAACAGCCGGGCCCAGGCCCTCATCGCCACAGAAGAGCGCCAGGCGGAGGCGGCGAAGAAGGCCGCCGGCGCGCATCGGGAAGAAGGCCAGGCGCTTGAAGATCTGCTGGGCAAGATCGACCCTACCGTCGCGGCCATGAGCCGGCTGGACCAGATGGAGCAGAAGCTGAAGGGCTTTCGCACCAGTGGCGCGCTCGATGCGGAGACCTTCGGCGAGTACCAGGCGAAGATCGACCAGGCCCGCACAGCCTTGGGTGGAATGGATGTCGCGCTCGGCAAGACCGGGATGAGTGCTAAGCAGACGGCAGCAGCAATGCGCATGCTGCCAGCACAACTTTCAGACGTCGTGATCAGTTTGCAGGCCGGCCAATCGCCGCTCAGTGTTTTTCTGCAGCAAGGTAGTCAGGTCAAGGATTCGTTTGGTGGCATCGGCGCTGCGGCAAAGGCGATGGGTGGTTACATCGCTGGGCTGATCAGTCCCCTGACGCTGAGCGCGGCGGCAGTTGGTGTGCTGGGTCTGGCTTATTACCAGGCTGGAAAGGAGCAGGATGCTTTCAATCAAGCCATCATCCTCACTGGCAATTACGCAGGAACATCCGGGGCAAAGCTCACGGAGATGGCTAGGCAGATCAGTACCTCGGTGGGAACCACTGGAGCTGCCGCCACCGTTTTGGCTCAAATTGCTGGAGCTGGAGATCTTGCTGGCGAAAGCTTCAAGATCGTAGCCACCACCGCGCTTGAAATGGAAAGGGCCACAGGGCGCGCCGTTGAAGAAACGCTGGCTGAGTTTCGCAAGATCGCAGATGACCCGGTCAAGGCTGCTGAGGCCTTGAACGAAAAATATCATTATTTGACTGCAGCGACGCTTGAGCAGGCCAGGGCGTTGGTCGAGCAGGGTGAAAAAACAGAAGCAGTACAACTCATCACGGAGCAGTTCGGCGAGACCATGACTCGCCGGGCTCGGCTGATCAAGGAGGAAATGAGTGGGTTGCCCAAGCTCTTTGATGAGATTGGCTCAGCAGCGAGCAAAATGTGGGACGGCATTAAGGACACATGGCGCGCACCGTCCTTGGATGAGGTCGCCGACAAGCTACGACTTCAGATTCAATCAATGGAGAGCATCAGGCCGGAGTTCAGGAACGATCGGAACTACGACCCCGCGAAGCTGAAGGCGTGGAGGGCTCGACTTGATGAGATCGTAACGGTATCCAAGCCGGATGCCGGGGTTGTGACCACCGAAGGCCAGACCGCCTACAAGTGGATTCAGGATGAGCTCGACAAGACTGCCCCTAAAGCAGAGAAACTCAAGAAGGCGCTGGAGGAGGTAGATCGGTATGTCGCAAAGGCGCGCGCTGACGGACTTACCGTTACGGATGCCCAGATTGAGGCTCTGAGAAACCAGGAGCGCCAGAAGTACAAAGAGCCGGCAGGTCGGACGCCGCCTGTTGATCTCACCGACTTCAACGACCAGAAGAACGCACTGAGCGCCATCCTGGCCGAGTACAAGAACCACCAGAAGGAACTGGATGCGGCGCAGAAGGCCGGCCTGATCTCGCAGGAGTCGTACGCCGCCCAGCGGGCCGCAATCATCGAGCAGCAGAAGGCCGAGGTCACGAACGCCTATGAGGCCGAGATCACGGCACTAGAGGAGGCCAAGGGGCGCAGCAGTACCAGCGCCCAGCAGCGAGTCCAGCTTGACCAGAAAATCGCGGATGCCCGCGCTGCCATGGTCAAGGCGCAAAAGGACGCCGATACCGAGCTCTCGGTGCTGGCGACCAATGAGCAGGGCCGGCTGGCCAAGCAGGCCAGGGCGGTGCAGACCTACACCGACGCCCTCGATCAGCAGGTCCAGGCGCTGAGGTTGCAGGGGCAGCGCGCCGCCGATGGCTTGGGGCTGGGCGATCGACAGCGCGGCCTCCAGGATCAGCAGAACGGCATCACCGATCGTATGAACCAGCAGCGGCTGGACCTGGCCAACCAGTACGGTGATGGCTCTCGTGGCATGAGCCTTGATGAGTACAACCAGAAGCTGGCGGCCCTGAGCAAGACCGAGAAGGACCTGCAGGAAACCACCATCGCCAACTACGACCAGATGACGGTCGCCCAAGGCGACTGGCGTAAGGGGGCGTCATCGGCCTTCCAGAACTATCTGGAACAGGCCCGGGATGTCGCCGGGCAGACAAGATCTCTGTTCACCAACGCCTTTAGCTCGATGGAAGACGCGGTCGTGAACTTCGCCATGACGGGCAAGTTCTCGTTCGCCGACTTCACCAAGTCGGTTCTGGCCGATATGGCTCGCATCGCGACACAGCAGGCTGCTTCTGGCCTGCTGGGTAGCTTGGTGAGCTGGGGTGCCACTGCAGCCTCTGCCTATTTCGGTGGAGGCACCGGTAACGGCATGGAGGCTGGGTCTGCAGGCGCGGTGTCGTCCAACCTGGGAGCATCCCAGGCCGGGTACTCGTCCGCGTATGGATTCTCTGACGGCGGCTACACAGGAGATGGTGGCAAGTATGAACCTGCCGGCATTGTCCATGCCGGCGAGTTCGTACTGCGTCGCGAAGTTGTCAGCCAACCAGGAATGCTTGATTACCTGCAAACCCTGAATAGTCGCGGCTACGCAGATGGCGGGTTGGTGACGCCGACGGCGGTACCCCGCCAGATCTCCAGCGCGAGTGGTGGGGCTTCGTACAGTTTCCCGGTATCGGTTCAGGTCGATGCGTCTGGGCAGTCATCCTCAGGGGCTCAGTCGCCTCAGGACATGGCTGCCGTCGGACAGGGCATCCAGGCTGCCACCAAGGCTGAAGTCGAGAAGGCCATCGCCGCCGGGCTACGGCAGGGTGGTTCGATCTGGCGCGCAATTAACAGGAGGGGCTGATGGCCATCGAAACGTTCACTTGGCCAACACAGCGCGGAGAGACGCCAGATATTACCTACCGGGTCCGTGCATCCAAGTTTGGTGGCGGGTACAGGCAGGTAGTGGGTGATGGCCCCAACAACAAAGAGGACAGCTATCCGATCACCGTAACCGGCACAAAGGCCCAGGTCCGCAAGATCATGGAGTTCTTCGACCGGCACGGCGGCGCCAAGGCCTTCCTTTGGTCTACGCCGCTCGGTGATCTGGGCCTGTTCACCTGCGCAGACCCTAAGCCCACCCCTGTGGGCGGCGGTCGGTTCAAAATATCAGCCACCTTTGAGCGGGCTTTCCACCCGTAAGGAATGTCCATGTCACTGATCAAAGACATCCAGACCCTGGAACCCGGCAACGAGGTCCTGCTGTTCGAACTGGACGGCTCGGATTTCGGAGCCGACATGCTCAGGTTCCACGGGCATGCGATTCCGCACACGGCCGAGGAGCTGACCGCCGCTGGTGCAAACGCCGACCAGCTGCCGGCCAAATCGATCTGGTGGCAGGGTAACGAGTACGGCGCCTGGCCGATGCAGATCGATGGCATCGAAGCGAACTCGGACGGTACCGCCGTGCGCCCCACGCTGACCGTGGGCAACGTCAACGGCCGGATCACAGCCCTGTGCCTGGCCTTCGACAACCTGCTCGAGTTCAAGCTGACCATGCGCCACACGATGGCGCGTTACCTGGATGCGGTGAATTTTCCGGCAGGCAACCCGGAGGCCGACCCCACCGAGGAAGCCATCGAGGTCTGGTACATCGACCAGAAGGTGTCCGAGAACGGCACTACTGTTTCTTGGGAGCTGGCCAGCCCGGGCGATGTGGGCGGGGAGACGATTGGCCGGCAGATGACCCAGCTATGCCACTGGGCAATGACTGCCGGATACCGTGGTCCGAACTGCGGATACACCGGCCCTTACTATGACCTGGACGGCAACCCCACGGACGATCCGGCCAAGGACCAATGCAACGGCTGCCTCGACTCAGGCTGTACCGTTCGCTTCGGCCAGGGCAACCAGCTGCCATTTGGCGGCTTCCCGGCTGTTTCCCTCATCGCACGGAGCTGACCATGCGCAAACACATCCTCGCCGCCGTGCAAGCGCACGCTGCGGCGGAGTATCCGCGTGAATGCTGCGGGCTGATCGTCGCCGTGGGCCGCTCCCATCGGTACATCCGGTGCGACAACACCGCAACCGATCCGGTCGAGGAGTTCCGTATTTCGCCTGAGCAATATGCGGCAGCCGAGGATCAGGGCGAGGTGGTCGGCATCGTGCACTCTCACCCGGACGCGACCAGCAGGCCGTCGCCGCGGGACCTGGCCATGTGTGAGGCCACTGGCCTGCCTTGGTACATCCTGTCGTGGCCGGAAGGCGACCTGCGAAGCGTCACGCCAACCGGTCACACACCACTGCTTGGGCGTCCTTTCGTGCACGGCGCCTGGGATTGCTGGCAGGTCTGCGCGGACTGGTACAAGCGCGAGTGGGGGTTGGAATTCCCGACCTATGCCCGGGAGGACGGGTGGTGGGAGCAGGCAGATGGCCCAAGCCTTTATGAACAGGCATACGAGGCCGCTGGCTTCTACCAAGTCGGCCAGCCACAACGCGGCGACATGGTCGTCATGGCAGTGGGACGCACCGCGCACCCGAACCACGCCGGCATCTACCTGGGCGCCGATACGCATCTGCGCGAGGAGCATACCCAGGTCTTCGGCCCAGGCCCCTTCATGCTGCATCACCTGCTCGGCAGACCATCAGAAATAATCGTGTTCGGCGGCCCCTGGCTCGACCGGACGCGCCTTGTGCTGCGTCATCGGGACGCAAAATGAAGCGGCAGAGCCGCGGGAGGTTCGTATGCAATCAATTCCACAAGAGAAAATCGCCAGCGCAATTGCGATCGGCCCAAATGATTCCAGCGGTAAGCCTGCCTGGATTCGAACTGAGGACGGCACCATTTTGATGTCTCAGCAAGCCGTCAAAGACGCAACCGTCCTCAGCGCGAAGATTAAGCGTTAGCTTTCGTCGCAGGCCCAACGGAAATTACATCCGGCACTTGCACTCCGGGAAGAGCCTTCTGGAATATTTCAAGCACAAAGTTGTCGCCAACGCCCTGCTCGCGGGATGCGATGACTGCATCCCCTAAGTAAGCTTTGGTCGCCTCAGGACTGATGTGCGCAGCGATACGGCTCAGAGCAAGCAAAGTATTGTTGATTTGCGATATTGCATGATTGATGTCAGTAACAGGTGAATCACTCACAGCGACCTCCTAGGTCATCAATACCCCAGTCCATGGGCTTTCCGGCAACGGACCGGGGCGGTTCATTGGAGGCATAACGCTACTACGGCAACAGGCAGTCGGGTTACTGGCTTTCTATCCAAGCTGGATGCCCGACCAGTTTCTGAAACCTTCGCGGTCTATGCTTGCTCAAAGCATTGAGCAAATGCCGCCAGCGAAGGATCAAGGACATGGACTACTCCAGCATGGCTGAATCGTTGGAAAAGATGCTGCGGGAAGGTGCAAAGGAGGAAAGCCAGTCGAATGACGAGCCACAGACTAAGAAATCCGATCCCGAGGTCGAGGTAATCCCTCAGCCTTCGGAAGTAGCCCTCAGTATGGGAAGGGGATCTTCTGTGGTTGCGGTGCTTTGCCTTTTCTGTTCCGGAGCAGTATCGGCAATCACCCAGTCAAGCTCGATGCCTATGGTTTTTGAGAGATGCGAAGAGGCCAGTACTCAAATCATCGCTCAGCTGAACTCCCCGCCCAAGCATGTAGAGCAGTTGGTGAATGTGCCGGGCGCAAAAGTGACGCGAGTTTCTCTTGAGGACTCAACTGTCTTGATCACCTGTGACGCTGAGGAAAAAAGGGTTCTGATAGAAAGGTCGACTGAGCGGCCAACGCCTTAAAGCATTTTGGTGCTGATCTCTCGCAATGCCCAGCCCCGCGCTGGGCTTTTTGCGCCTGGCGCCTGTCGCACTACAAAGGTGTGAGGAGCGCTGCCATCTCACATAGGCGACGCAATTGCTCCCCCCTTGCTTCAGGTGAAAGCTCCATTTGCTGGGCGATTATTTCCAGTCGGTGGCAATCCCAGTCGGTAAGGGGCGGACGTGCTGAGATCAACAACTCGCATGCTCGATTGTAATCAACCCCAGTATCCTCGAACGCTTCATAGATCGCCATCCGTATCCCGAAGAGGTCTTCAGGATTGCGACGCCCATCGGCTGCAGTCTGGCGTAGTAGGGCGGCTCGTTCCTGAGCTGATTTTGCCATCCATTAGTCCTTGAGGATGAAGGAAGGCCGGCGCTTGGCCGGGCTTCGATCTTGGCTACTTGAGCTTGGCTTTCAGCATCTCGAACATGCTCGCTTTCGCTCGAGCGACAAACTCGTCTTCTGACTCACCTTTCTGCGGCAGGCCTAGCTCTGACTCGAGCTCATTCAGGAAGTCATCACTGGTGATGAGGTCTGCTGCATCGTCAGCAAACTGAGTTGCTTTGGACTTGCCAAGCACGGAGCCAAGGACCGCAACTGATGCAATCCCCATCCCTTTTTTTGTGGCGACCGCGAGCGACTCAGACTCAGAGTTCGCACGCATGATCTCGGCCAAAGATTTCATTGTGCGCCTCCCGAGTTCGCTTTGTAGTATGCCCGAAATAGGTCCTCAAAGAGATCGGTGAAGGTTTTGCAGATGCTCTCCTTTTGCTCGTCGGAGAGAGATGACCAGATTTGGAATAGCGAGGTGAAAATTTTGACTAATACGTCAAGCACGTGGAACTCCTTGTAGTGGTAGCAGTAGCTACTGGATGGCTTCAGTCATCTGGCCGATGCTGACCAGTCCCCGAGCGGCGCTTGGCCGGGCTTTGGGTTACTTGAAGTTGCGCTCGTAGATCAGTTCGTAACAGCGGCGCGCGACGGTTGCGAAATAGAGGCCGCTCAAACCGATCAGTCCCAGGAATGCAAAGGCGAGCATTGCGTCGAGTGTGATGGCATGGTCTTGTGACCAATTGAGCATTTCTACAGTCACGTTGCCCGATACCCACAGGTAGTAGGCCCCTACGGCAAAGCTGGGGATCCCTATCAGCAAGAGCTTCCAATCGCTCAGCTCGGCATAGGTGTATTTTTTACGATTACAGAAAGCGACAGCCATCTTCTTCAGTTGCTTCATGTGGTTGCTCCGTTTTCCATGCACGAATTGGGTTGAAGCAGATCTCAACCCGCGAAAATCCTGGGGTAAAGAAGTGAGCGGCGAGCGATTACTTGTCGTAGCGTTTGCGCGGCTTAGGGCCTGTGTTCGGATGTGGCTTGGCATTATCAGGGGCTGCGGGGAAGGCGCCCATTCCATGGAGCGCACTTTCAATCGCGTTTGATACCGCATCAAGCAAGTCTTCCCGGGTGATTCCGGCACCAGCTAAGGTGCTCTCAATCAGCCTTGCCTTATCGACGCCAGAAATCTTTCGATCCAGCACCGGGTTTTCGTCGGCCTCCTCTGCGAACGGGAGGGCTAGATTCTGGCGAACGATGTCGTTCTTTCGAAAAGTCGACCAAAGCCTAGCGATGATTTCCGCATGAAGGGATCGCGCCCCGTGATTGGCGCTCGATTCGAGAAGTGCGCGCAGCTCCGGAGGCATCCTGATCGGATATGGGCTGATCGTATGGCGATCTGACATGGCTGGGCTCCGGTGGATTTGCCCGGAGTATGAGAAAAGAATCCACATAACTCAACGAGTCCACTTGACTCATTACTGCGGTGAGTTAATATGAGTCCACGAAGGCAAGGGAGGCAATCATGAAAGACCGGCATCAAAATGCGCCGTACAGCCTGCGCATCGGTGAGGAATTAAAAGACAGGGCTCGCAATGAGGCGCATGCAAACCGGCGCAGCCTTAATGCTGAGATTGGACTGCTGATTGAGGAGGGGCTGAAGTGGAGAGAGCTTCAGAAAGGGAACCAGGCAACAGCCTGAAAACGAAGAAGCCCCAGTGCGGGAACACTGAGGCTTCGGAGATCAACGCAGTCATCGATCAGGAAAACAACGTCATGGGCGATAATAGCACAGCTGCATCCAGTGTCACCCCGTTTGACTTCCGTGGGCATAGCGTCCGTGCAGTCACTATCGATGGCGAACCATGGTTCGTCGCGGCCGACGTATGCCGCGTGCTGGATGTGACGAACACCACCCAGGCTATGCAGGCGCTGGATGAAGATGAGCGCTCTATGTTCAACATAGGTCGTCAGGGACAGGCCAACGTTGTCAATGAATCGGGTCTCTATACCCTGATTCTTCGCTGTCGAGATGCAGTGAACAAGGGCAGCAAGCCTCACGCTTTCCGTAAGTGGGTGACTTCCGAGGTGCTTCCATCAATTCGCAAGCATGGCCGCTTTGAAGCTTCTCCGAGTCAAATGGCGACACTGATAGGTACGGTAATCGGTAGTGACGGCGAGCACGTTCTGGATCAGGTCATCGATCAGAAGGCCAACGCTCTTCCGGTCGCGCTGCGCCGTAGCTTCAAGCACACCATGAAAAGTCGGCTGCGTACTCGATTCAGCGTGCAGAAGACTGCACTGATTCCAGCGGAAGAACTGGCCAATGCCTGCAATTTTGTCGCGGCCTATGTCTTTGAGGGCGACCTCCTGCCTAAGCGCGAACAGGTTCAAATCGTAGGTAGTCCGCTAAAGCGCTACCTGGTCGCTTTCGATCACAAGGGTGAGCAGGTCGTTGAAGAGGTCCCTGATGATGCCTGCGTGCTCTCGACTCGAGATCTGATCCAGGGGATGGTCATGTCGCCAGGCGATATCCCCGTCTCGACGCCTGACATGTTCGAGTTCTTGATGGCGGCAGTAGTGAACCTTCGCGGCCGGTTCGAGTATATGGCGCGGAGGGCTGTGAAATGAGCATGGAATTGCTGACCCTGAGCATCAAGGGCACTTCGCCCCTGATGATGCACTCCGATAAACTGGCCAACCCGCTGCATCCGGCGACGAAGGCGCACCGAGAGCTCACCAGCAAACGGAAAAAAGTCGATGATGATCATGTCGCCATCGCAAAGTCCGAGTACATTGCCGGTGCCTATTTCGATGCGCGCGCAGGCATTCACATCCCTGGAGCGAACTTCGACGCCACCTTTTTGGCTGGCGCGAAGCTTCAAAAGCTCGGTACGCACTGGAAGCGCGGCGCGCTGGTTATGACGGACAAGGCTTCACTGGAGTTCGACGGCCCGGATACACCGGAGGCGCTGTGGGAGGATCATCGCTTCGTCGACTGCCGCGGCGTGAAGGTTGGCCAGGCCAAGATCATGCGGTACCGCCCGATCTTCCTCGATTGGGCCTGCCAGCTTGAGGTGGCGATCAACACTGATGTGTTGGACCTGCAGGAGGTGAAGAAGGCCATCGAGGACTCCGGCAAGCTGATCGGCGTCTGCGAGTACCGTCCGCGCTTCGGTCGCTTCGAGGTGGCCTATGTCTGAGGTGACCAAGTATCCGTCTCACAAGCAGGCGGTCGAGGACTTCCTCAAGGAGTTCAAGTACGGCGACCTTGTGGGGCATGAGTGGCTTGAAGCGCGATTTGGCATGCCGTCCATGGGCGACTCCAAGTCGCTCACGGTCGAGCAGTTCCGCGACCGGCAGTTCGAATGGCTGGCAAACGTCGAGGCGTTCAAGGCTGAGCTGCTGCGCGATCACCAGGTTTGCCTGCAGTCGGTGCGAGGGCGTGGCTACCGCTGGGTGCCACCGCATGAGCAGACCGGCGTGGCCATGGAGGAGTTAGGGCGAAACGTTCGCAAGGTGTTCCGCAGCACCGGGCAGAAGCTGAGAAACCTGCGGATCACCGAGCTTACCGACGACCAGCGACGGGATAACTTGGATCAGGTGGCGAAGTTCTCGGCACTGCGCGGAATGGCAACAAAGGCCTTACGTTGAATAGCATCATGCCCTTTCCATGAGAGGGCATTGCGGTCGAAGCATCATCCGACACGGCTCGGCATGATTCGGCGGGCCATGGCAGGTTAAGGTTTGGTTAGGTTTGGGCTGAAAACAGCGTAATGCCTCTTCAATGAGGAGGCATTGCGGTGACGACAGTCACCAAATGGCACGGCGTGCTCTGGTCTGATCAGGTCAGGCGGGGTTCGGTCAGGTCTGGCAAGCTGAGGCATGGCTTGGTGGGGTATGGGCCGTAAACGGCATTGAGAGGGCACCTTCGGGTGCCTTTTCTTTTCTCTCGCTTTCCGCATGGTTTTTGTGGCCGCGCGTAGCAATGGTACATTGATGTCTCTTGATAGGAGGCATCGCATGCGATCTGTATTAACAGCAGGGTTACTGCTTCTCTCCATGTCGGCGCTTGCGTACTCTGTGCCTGAATCGTTCTCTGCCGCGCTCGCGTCAGCAAAGGCTGCTGCGGACCAGGGCGAAGCATGCATGACTGAGCTGAAGACGACAGGCCGGATTGAAGCGTGCCGTTTTTTCTCGAAATCGCATGACGTATACAAAGTGAAACTCAGAAACCTCCAATCAACCCTTAGCGAAGCCAAGGGCGGCCCTGAAGCAGCAGCTTCCGAGATTTCTTCTGAAGACTGGACAGCCCTTAAGAATGAGGGGAAAAAGATTCAGCTCACCATTGATTACGTGGACTCCTACGCTGAGTTTCACAAGTAAGACCCCTTGTTATCGCTGTGTTGCTGCGTCAACTCGACCACAAGTGATGCTACAGTCCCGGTTTTCAAGGGAGGGATGTCATGCGAGTTCTGATCGGAGCAGTGGGGCTGGCGTTGCTGGCGGGGTGCGTGACGACCGCAGATTTGGAAGGTAACGATCCTTCGATTAGCGCGGTAACGAAGAAAGACCCAAAACAGTATGCTTTGTGCGTTTTCCCTAAGTGGCAGGCTGCCAGGACGGAGTCCTCAATGGTGGAGACCGAAAACGGTTACCGCCTATGGGTGTCGAATAGCAGCATGGCAGACGAGCTTCTTGATATCACCAAAACGTCGACCGGCAGTTCAGTAGCTCTTCGACAGCGCATGCCTTGGTCGGCCATGCCGGGTCGCTCCGCTGTGGAGCGCGCCGTCAGGTCATGTCTTTGATCGATCACCACAAACCGCCCTAGGGCGGTTTTTTAATGCCTGGAGGAAGCATGGCAGCCACAGCAGCCAGTTATCAACCAATGACCATTATCAAACTATCCGGATCCTTGGCGCAGAAGTTCGGGCGAACTCATCGTCGACAGCTTGACAGCGGCGAGGCCTGGGAGGCCTTCAAGGCTCTGAAGGCTACGTTACAAGGATTCGAGGAGGAAATCAGACGGCTTGATGGGTTGGGATTGCGCTTCGCCATCTTCCGTAACCGAAAGAACATTGGCTTGGACGAAATGAACCTGCGCGGAACTCAGGAGGTTCGTGTAGTACCGGTTGTCCATGGCAGCAAGCGCGGTGGAGTTCTTCAAACCATCATTGGCATTGCTCTGATGGTATCTGCCATATGGCTGGGCCCATCCGCATTTTATGCTGGCCTTTCCATGACGCTTGGTGGAGTGGTTCAGATGCTGAGCCCGCAGGCTCAAGGGCTCAGCATGAGTGGAGCTCCCGAGAACCTGCCGTCCTACGCCTTCGGCAGCCCTAAGAACACCACCGCCAGCGGCAACCCTGTCCCTATCTGCATCGGCGAGCGCCGGTGGGGTGGGGCGATCATCTCGGCCTCGATCGAGGCACAAGACAAGGTCTAGTCAGTTGACTGCCTTGCACTTTTTCAGTACTTTTCAGCTACGTTGTACAAGTTGCATGAGATCGGCGCCTAACGGCGCTTTTTTTATGCCTGTAGAAATGCCAAAGCCCCGGACGTGAAAGCGTGTCGGGGCTTTTTTGTGCCCGCGAATCCCCTCGGGGATACCGGTGCAGGCTAGGTCAGATCAACCGAAAAGGGACGGTTTTGCTCCGCCTACGCCCCTGCCTGCACCGCCTTCTTCAGGCGGAAGGAGCTACCCATGAACAACAACGTCATTCCGTTCCACTATGAAGGCCAGGCCGTTCGCTTCAATAGCGAGGGCTGGGTCAACGCTACCGATGTGGCCAAGCGATTTGGCAAGCGTCCAGTGGATTGGCTCAAGCAGGAAGATACCAAGCTGTACATGCAGGTGATGGCGGATGCTTTGGGCTTAGACACCAAAGTGACTCAGGGTCACTTTGGTCTGGTGCGTACTGCTCGCGGCGGCAAATCTCCGGGGACATGGCTCCATCCGAAGCTGGCGGTCGTGTTTGCGCGATGGCTAGATATGAAGTTCTCAGTCTGGTGCGACCTGCACATTGACGCTCTGCTGCGCGGTGAGCTGAATGAAAAGCAGCAGTTCGATCGTGCTTGCCGCGCGCTGGACGATGGACAGCAGGTCGCCAGCCTAAGTGGACGCGAACTTGCTCGATGGAAGGGGCGCAAACCCGCTCTGGTTCATCAGGTCGAGTACTGGCGCGAACAACTTCAGATGACGTTAGGACTCGATGCGGCCTGAGCGCCGCTCGACATAGCAACCGCCTCCGGGCGGTTTTTTATTGCCCGGAGGAAAGCATGGGCCCAGCAGATCAACTGGATATCACTGGCGCCAAGGGCGGCAGCAGCAAGCCGAAAACGCCTGTCGAGGCTCCTGACAGCCTACAGTCGACCAACATCGGCAAGATTCTAATTGCCGTGGGCGAGGGTGAGTTCGACGGCGCTCCCACTGACCGTGACATCTTCCTCGACAATACCCCGATCGTTGATACCAGCGGCAATGTGAATTTCCCCGGGGTGAAGTGGGAGTGGCGACCAGGTTCGGTCGAGCAGGACTACATCCAAGGCATCCCGGCGATCGAGAACGAGACCACCGTTAATGTGGAGCTGCGTAGCGACAATCCATTTGCCCGTGCTCTGAGCAACACCCAGCTCTCGGCTGTGCGCGTGCGAATGGTCTGGCCGCGCCTGGCGCAGCAGGACAGCAGTGGCAATACCAATGGCTACCGCATTGAATACGCCATCGATATCGCTACCGATGGTGGCGCCTATGTCGAGGCACACTTGGGGGCGGTGGACGGCAAGACCACCAATGGCTACCAGCGCTCGGTGCGCGTGAACCTGCCAAAAGCAACGTCCGGCTGGATGCTGCGCGTGCGTCGCATCACTCCGAATGCCAACAGCGGCACTGTGGCCGACACGATGACCATCGCTGGCTACACCGAGATCATCGACGAGAAGCTGCGCTACCCGAACACCGCGCTGCTGTACATCGAGTTCGATGCTCAGCAGTTCCAGAACATCCCGGCCGTGACAGTGAAGTGCAAGGCTAAGCGCTGGCCTGTGCCGAGCAACTACGATCCTATTGGGCGTACTTATACCGGCGTATGGGACGGCACCTTCAAGCAGGCTTGGACCAACAACCCCGCGTTCGCCACGTATGGTATCTGCGTGGAGGACCGTTTCGGCCTGGGCAAGCGCATCAAGTCGTGGATGGTCGACAAGTGGGAGATGTACCGCATCGCCCAGTACTGCGACCAGCTGGTGCCGAACGGGCAGGGTGGGCAGGAGCCGCGTTACCTGTGCGACCTGAACCTGCAGGGCCGCGCCGAGGCCTGGACCCTGCTGCGCGACCTGTCCGCTATCTACCGCGGCATGGTGTACTGGGCCCACGGCTCCCTGTTCATGCAGGCGGACATGCCGCGTGCGCAGGACATCGACTACGTGTTCACCCGGGCCAACGTCATCGACGGTGAGTTTGTGTACGGCGGCGCCGAGCGCAACACGCATTACAGCCGGGCCTTGGTCAGCTACGACAACCCGGCCAACAACTACGACACCGATGTGATCCCGGTGACCGACCTGGCGCTTCAGCGCCGCTACCGGGATCGTCCGGTGGAAATCTCGGCGATCGGCTGCACCCGCGCCTCCGAGGCCCAGCGCCGCGGCAAGTGGGCACTGTTGAGCAACAGCCAGGACCGCACTGTCACCTTCAAGACCGGCATGGAAGGTCGCATCCCGCTGCCTGGCTACGTCATTCCTGTGGCTGATGAACTTGTGGCAGGCCGGCCGAACGGTGGTCGGATTTCGGCGGCCGCTGGCCGGGTTGTGACGCTGGACCGTGATACGCCTATCAAGGCCGGTGACCGCCTGATCCTGAACCTGCCGAACGGGACCGCCCAGGCGCGAACCGTGCAGTCGGTCGCCGGGCGTGCAGTGACCGTGACAACGGCCTACGGCGTGCAGCCCGAGCCTGAATTGCAGTGGGCGATCGACTACGACGACCTGGCCGTCCAGCTGTTTCGCGTGCTGAAGACCACTCGCACCCAAGAGGGCGAGTACGAGATCACCGCGCTCGAGTTTAACCCGAGCAAGTTTGCCGCCATCGACACCGGCGCCAAGTTGGACGAGCGCCCGATCAGCGTCATTCCGGTAACCACCGTGCAGCCGCCGGCCAGCGTGACCCTGTCGTCTGCTCACATGATCGACCAAGGCATCGCGGTCAGCACCATGACTATCGTCTGGGCGGCCGTTGAAGGCGCTGTCGCCTATGATGTGGAGTGGCGTAAGGACAACGGTAACTGGGTGAGCCTACAGCGTGTCGGCACAACCTCTGTGGATGTTGTCGGGATCTATGCCGGCGCCTACCTGGCGCGCGTGCGTGCGGTCAGCGCATTCGACATTACTTCGATCTGGAAAAGCTCTGTCCTCACCCAGCTCAACGGCAAGGAAGGCCTGCCGCCAGCGGTCACCTTCCTCGACACCGAAAGCCTGCTGTTCGGCATCGGTATCAAGTGGGGCTTCCCAGCCGGCGCCGAGGACACCCAGCGCACCGAACTGTGGTACAGCGAGGGCACTGACCTTGGCCTGGCCACCAAGCTGGCCGACCTGTCGTACCCGCAGAACGAGTATGTGATGCAGGGCCTGCGTGCCGGGCAGCGCTTCTACTTCTGGGCGCGCCTGGTGGATCGCTCCGGCAACATTGGACCGTTCTTCCCAGTTGAAGGCACGCTGGTGTCTGGCATGGCCAGCGCAGATGCAACTGCGATCCTCGAGCAGATCAAGGATCAGATTACCGAAAGTGAGCTGGGCCAGGAGCTGACCAAGCGCATCGACCTGATCGACATGAACGGCCCTGGCTCGGTGAACGAGCGCCTGGGCGGGGTCCGCAGCGACCTGGACCAGCAGATCGCAGATACCAATAACGCTGTTGCCGAGGTCGACAGCGCGCTGACTGCGGCGAAGGACTCTCTGACTGAGGCGCAGGCCTCTCTGTCGGAGGCCCTGGCCGAGGCGCAGAGCGATCTGCAGGAGCAGATTGACCAGATTGCTGATCTGGCCGATTCGATGCCCTACAAGCCTGATCAGGCGTACACCGCTGGGCAGGGCGTGTTGGGCGAAGACGGTAAGCTGTATCAGGCCAAGGGCAACGTGCCGGCCGGCAACCCGCCGCCGAATGCCACCTACTGGACCGACATCGGCCAGGCAGTGCAGACGGCAAACGGGCTGGCCGTGCGAGTCCAGACGGTGGAGACCAAGGTTCAGACTTTGGAGGGCACTACTACCGCCCAGTCGCAGCAGATCACCGGCCTGCAATCGAGCCTCACGACCACCAATGGCAACGTTACTTCAGCCCAGCAGGCGGCCCAGGCCGCATCTGACTTGGCCGGTAGCAAGGGCAAGGTCATTGTGCAGGCTACGGCCCCAGCCGCAGCGGATCGCATAGCCCAGAACCTCTGGATCGACACCACTGGTAATGCCAATACGCCGAAACGTTGGAATGGTTCAGCCTGGGTCGCGGTCACGGACAAGGTGGCCAGTGATGCCGCTGCGGCGGCCGCCAATGCCCTGGCCGTCGCCCAGACCAAAGCAGACGCCAATGCAGTGCAGAGCCTGACGACCCGGGTGACCAACGTGGAAGGGGTAACCACTGCGCAAGGCCAGTCCCTGACTGGCCTGCAGTCGAGCCTGACCACCACAAACCAGAACGTCAGTGCTGCGCAAGCGGCAGCTGATGCAGCAAATACCTTGGCTGGTGGGAAGGGCAAGGTCATTGTGCAGTCGGCTGCGCCCGCAGTGGCAGATCGTTTGGCCCAGAATCTCTGGATTGACACTACTGGGAGCGCGAACACCCCGAAACGCTGGAACGGCTCCGCCTGGGTCGCGGTTACCGACAAGGTGGCCACCGACGCAGCTGCCGCCGCGGCCAATGCCCTGGCGGTTGCCCAGACCAAGGCGGATGCCTCTGCGGTGCAGAGCCTGACCACCAAGGTAACCGACGTGGAAGGGGCTGTGACCGCGCAAGGCCAGTCCCTGACCGGCTTGCAGTCGAGCCTCACTACGACCAATCAGAACGTCACCGCTGCTCAGCAGGCCGCCCAGGACGCCGCCACGCTGGCGGGCGGGAAGGGCAAGGTGATCGTTCAAGCGGCAGCCCCGGCTGTGGCTGATCGTCTGGCCCAGAATCTGTGGATCGATACCACCAACAATGCGAACACGCCAAAGCGCTGGAATGGGTCGGCGTGGGTCGCGGTTACCGACAAGGTGGCCACGGATGCAGCTGCTGCCGCCGCCGCTGCCAACGCTCTGGCAGCTACCAAGGCCGATGCTTCGACAGTCAATAGCCTGGGCAGCGCAGTCAGCCAGCTCGGCGACACCGTATCTGCCCAAGGCCAATCCATTACTGCGATCAACACCTCGATCGGTCAGGTGGGTGGCGAGAACTGGATTTACAACCCTTCGTTTGAAAAGCAGGGCACCAATGGTCTGGCCGACGGCTGGGCGATTGCCGGTGCGAGCGGTGTAAGCACCACGCCGAGCATCGTCTCGTCGGCCTTGGCCGCCGGGGAAATGGCCCAGCGTATTGATATCACCGGGCTATCGGCTTCTGCGTGGTCCAGGATTGGCAACCCGTCTGCTCGAAGAATCGAGGTTAACGCCGGCGCACCGATCACGATGTCTGCGTATGTCCGTGGCACGCCTGGTCTCAGCGTCCGGTGCGAAATACAGTTCCTCAACAGTGCCGGCGGGGCAGTCAGTGGGCCACCCGTGGCTGCTAATACGTCGTTGACTGCGGAATATGCCAGGATCTCCTACAGCGTTGTGGTGCCGCAGGGCGCCGTGAGGTGCAATTACTTCGTGACGTGCTACGGCACCGCATCAATCAACGCCGGTTTCATGGAAGTAGACCGAACTCAAATCGAGTTCAGCTCAGTCATGAGTGGTTGGCATGATAACGGCGCGGTCAACGCAGGCGCGCTAGCAGCTACGTCGTCGGCCGTCCAGGAGATCACTGGGCGGGTAGAGCAGACCGAATCGTCACTGACCGCTCAGTCCCAGCAGATCACCGGCCTGCAGTCCGGCCTGACCACGACCAACCAGAACGTCACGGCTGCACAGCAGGCGGCTCAGGCTGCCTCTGATGCCGCTGGCGCCAAGGGCAAGGTACTGTATCAGTCGACCGCGCCGGCAGTGGCGGACCGTCTGACTCAGAATCTGTGGATCGACACAACCGGCAACGCCAACACGCCCAAGCGCTGGAACGGTAGCGCCTGGGTGGCCGTGACGGACAAGGTTGCCACGGATGCCGCTGCCGCGGCCGCCAGCGCGCTGACCCAGGTAGCGAACAAAGCCGATGCTTCGACGGTGCAGTCTCTGAGCAATGCCGTGGAACAGCACGGCACGGCGATCACGGCCAACGGCCAGGCGATCACCAACATCAACACATCGCTGACTGGCCTGGGAGGTGGCAAGGCCAACCTGTTGCCTGCGGAGTACAGCGTATTTGGACCTACGCTGCCGGCGCTTAGCGGCACCTCGTTCACCATGGGCAGCGTGGCCGATCCCGCCGCTCTGCGCGGGTATGCTTTGAAGCTGGACTGGACGTCAACTTCGACAAGTCTTGCAGTGCACTTCTCCACTTCCGTGGCAGCTGCCGGGATGAACATGGCGTTCAGGAATAAACGCTATATCGTTTCGTACTACGCCAAGGCTAGCGTAGCAGGGCACCAGGTGGCGAATTTCATTCGCGTCCTGCAGGCCGATGGTTCGTCCACCGTGACAGGCCCTGCTGCATTAGTGACCCTGGGAACAGACTGGGCGCGGTATTCGGCAGTGATCGACATGACGGCGGTCACCTTCACGGGTAGCCGGATGCAGCTGTCCTTCCAGATGAACCGCTCTGGAGTAGCGGATCGCTCGGTGTGGCTTGATCGCATCATGATCGAGGAGGCGGCCGAGGGCGCCACGGCTCCGTCTGCCTTTGTTCCTGGCAGTAGTTTCGATCAGTCGCAACTGAACGCAGAAGCGACATCGGCTCTCACGGGTAGAGTGAGCCAGACCGAACAGGGATTAACGTCGGTATCGAGCAATGTTACCTCCTTGGCGAACTCCATCGGGCAAGTTGGTGGGGAGAACTGGATCTACAATCCATCGTTTGAAAAGCAGGGCACTGTTTCTCTATCAGACGGTTGGGCGATTGCGGGAGGCAGTGGGGCGGCGGTCACGCCGTCCAGGGTCGCGTCTGCGATAGCTCCAGGGGAGATCGCTCAGCGAATAGATGTGACCGGTATTAGTCCCTCAGTATGGGCTCGGATTGGTAACCCGTCGACGCGCAGGATAACCGTAACCCCTGGCACCCCAGTAACGATGTCAGCTTATGTCAGAGGCACTCCGGGCCTCAATGTACGCTGCGAGATCCAGTTCCTGAACAGTGCTGGTGGCGGAATTAGCGGGACGCCGGTTGCGACCAACACTCCCGCTACTTCTGATTTCAACCGAATCGCCCATAGCGTAATCGCTCCAAATGAAGCGGTGCAGTGCAACTTTTTTGTGACGTGCTACGGGACCGCCTCAATCAGTAATGCATTTATGGAGGTTGACAGGACACAAATCGAATTCAGTCCGACGGCAAGCGGCTGGAAAGACAACGGCAAGGTAGCGACCACGGAGCAGGGTGCGCTCTCAACCGCCGTAGATTCTCTTTCCTCTGCGGTTTCACAGCAAGGCAGCACCCTCACAAGCGTCGGTAATCGGACGACCGCACTTGAGAACTCGGTGAACAATGCTTCTACCGGCCTGGCGACTAAAGCGTCTGCATCGTCGGTGACAGCGATTGGGAATCGCGTCACCGCCACGGAAGGCAGCCTGGCCAGTGCCAGCAGCAACATCACTGACCTGCAGAACACCCTCGGAGGGATGAATGGCGGCGTAAACCTAATTCCCGCAGAGTACAGCGTATTTGGACCTACGCCCCCCGCGATGAACAGGCAGTCAAACTTGAGTGCAAGCACGATTGCCAATGCCGGAGCTGCTGGCAAGTTTCTCCTCAAGCTGGAAAGTACTGTCTCCCAGGTGAACTACTTCTACCTGGCCGCCAGCGGAACAGATTGGACGATGAAGCTGAAGCCAGGAAAGAAGTACATCCTGTCCTTCTGGGCTCAGGCGGACGCCGCCAGGGCGATGTCACTGCGGATCAGATATCCGAATGCCGCAGGCACCAACATCGAGGTAGAGCTGGCCCAGGTCAACGTCACCACGGCTCTCACGCGAGTGAGCGCGGTCATGACGATGCCCGCAGCGCTGGTTGAAAACTGCTGCCTGGTGTTCTACCAGGCTCGCACGGCTTCTGCATCGACCCACTGGTATGACGGGTTCATGCTTGAGGAGCAGGCAGGGGGCAATGAAGCCCCGAGCAGCTTCAGTGTTGGCAGCAGCGCAAGAGACACACAGGCAACATCCAGGGCTTTGAACGAGATGTCATCCACTGTCGCTGCGCAGGGGGAGACGATCAGCGCCCAGGCTCAGTCGATCAGCGGCCTGCAGACCTCCGTCGGCAACAACGCGGCGGCGATCCAGAACGAAGCTACCGCCCGAACCAACGCAGACAGCGCGCTCAGCCAGCAGATCCAGACCACACAGTCGTCCTTGGGCGATACCAACTCTTCGGTGCAGCAGCTGAGCACGGCTCATGCGGCTCTGGATCAGCGCGCCAATGCGACTTACACGGTGAAGCTCCAAGCCACGGCAAGCGGGCAATACGTGGCTGCCGGGTTCGGGCTTGGCCTGGTCAACAATGGCGGGATGTTCCAATCGACCTTCGCCGTAATGGTCGACCGGTTCGCGGTGTTGAACCCGGCAGGGAACGGATTCGTGAGCCCGTTCGCGATCCAGAATAACCAGGTGTTCATGAATGATGCATTCATTCGTGACGCGAGCATCACGAACGCCAAGATCGCAGATGCTGCCATCACGAATGCAAAGATCGGAGTCGCCGAAATCGACACGCTGCGCATTCGTGGCAATGCAGTGACGGTGCCTGTATCGGTCACCAACAACACTACGGTGTATGGTTCCGGTATCGGTAACTGGATTGACTTGGCGGCAGTAGCAATGACTCTCGATACCGCTGGCTACATCCAAGCGATCTTTGGGTGCTACCAAGGTTTTGGCGGTGGCATCCGACAGTATCGATTCCGTCTTTGGGTAAACAGTACGTTGATCGCAGAAGGTGGCGGAGACTGGGCTGACGGCTTTCCGAGCTTGCAAGGTGCCGTTTATGCCGGTCCAGGACAGCATGTGATCAGCGTGAGCTGGTGGGGGGAGAACTCTGGGGTATCCGTGTCGGGCATGAATATCTTTGCAATGGGAGCTAAGCGATGACTGACGCTGTGCATTTGGCGGCATTCAACGATCGCGGCGAAATTCTCTTCACCGTGTCCGGGTCGCCTGACACCGTCGAGTTTTCTCTACGGCTTAACACGTCGCTACCTTATCTGACTTTGAGTTCACCTGCGGTCCCGGCCCTGCAATACGTGGCCGGGGGCCAACTGCTGCCCAGACCTGCAGGCTCTGCTTTTCTGGAGGGCACTCTGTTGAAAGGGGTGCCTGCTGGAGCTGCAGTGAAAATCGAGGGGCTCATCTACGAGGCAGACGGTAGTGACATTGAGCTGGAATTTGCTTACCCAGGGACTTACACAGTCACTGTGCAAGCCTGGCCAGCACTTGATCAGGACATTACCTATGAAAATCACTCATAAGAGCGATCCCCTCAAGCGTCGGGCGGAGGCTTATCCAGCTGTTGAAGAGCAACTGGACATGCTCTGGCACGCCATGGACCAAGGTGCGATACCCAAGGCTGAACCGTTCTACACGACCTTGCAGAAGGTCAAGCAGCAACATCCGAAATCTTGAGTTCCATTCATCAAACCATACCCGCCGTAGTGCGGGTTTATTTTTGCCCGGAGAATGACCAATGCCATTTGTAGCTATCAATCTCACCAATGATTACGACTCCGCCAACAAGACTCGCTACGCCACCCAGGAGGCCGCCGATGCCCGTGCCCGCGAAATCCTCAGCCAGTTTCCAGCCGCCCAGGTTTGCGTCGCTCAGGTTCTGAAGGAGTACAGCGCCAAGGTGACTGTCACCGCGAAGGAGCCGAGCGAACCTACGCCGGAGAGCCCTAGTCCCTGAACCAACAGCCAAAAAGATCGGCACCCTTTGATTTTGCCACCGCCGCGCAATTACAGGAGTGGCTATAGCTTCGCCACTGATCGGTATTAATAGCTTAGGCGTGGCGGTATGATTCGCGCTTGGGCATCTGGACCAGCGAGAGGTGTAAGGAGTAATGGGGCTTTTGAGATTTGTGCTGGCAGCTTTGGTTGTCGTCAGTCACATGGGTTACACAGTCAACGGGTATAACCCAGGCGTATGGGCAGTTGTTGTATTTTATCTGCTCGCGGGCCATGTGGTGGCGAGGCTTTGGTCCCAGAGGCCCCATGAAGAAATACTAGATTCGGTCCTATGGTTCTACAAGGACCGAGCGCTTAGAATTTTCCCCCTCTATTTCACAGCCTTATTATTTGGCGTGTCTGTGTGGTTGTTAGGCGCTAACAGTTACTTTTTGAGTGGGGCTCCAGACTTACTGCGTTGGGTAAGTAACATTACTGTTATTCCGCTTAGCTATTATATGTGGAGTGGGGTTGATAAGTTTATGGTGCTTCCCCCGGCGTGGTCCTTGGGCGTGGAATTGCAGTTTTACTTGCTGGTGCCGCTGCTACTGATAAGTCATAGGTCAGCTTTTGTGGTAAGTTCTATCAGTGTCGCGGTCTTTGCTGCTGCTCAAGTCGGTTGGCTTAACACTGACGTGTTCGGATATCGGCTGCTCGTAGGCGTTCTCTTCATATTTCTTACCGGTGCCGTAATCGAGTCTGGCTCAAAGGCGGCGCGATATATGGTATTTGTCGCGTGTATCGCCATGTTTCTTTACGTGCTTGCACTTTGGGGTTTCGGTTTGCGGAGATATTATGATGCCGAGGTTGCTGCGGGGTACGTAGTGGGAGTGCCACTAGTTGCTATGCTTTCTAAATTCAAATTTTCTGGGCGCTTAAATGTTGCTCAGCGTCATGCGGGTAATGTTTCTTACGGTCTCTTTCTTTTCCATTTTCCCTTGATCTGGTTGTCGGAAATGATTGCTGTTCCCTCAACTTTGAAAGTCCTGTTCGTAATTACCTTCTCAGTAATATTGGCTGCCGTATGCCATTACCAAATAGAGCGACCATTTTGGAAGAGGTTCCGCAGTTTTTTAACTCCATCTCCATCAGCGTCTTCCTAAAGTCAATCACATCAGCCCAACCTCAAGCCCGCTTAATGCGGGCTTTTTTTCGCCTGGAGAAAACCCAATGCGAACATCGCAACGCGGCTTGAGCCTCATCAAGTCGTTCGAGGGCCTGCGCTTGCAGGCCTATCAGGATTCAGTTGGCGTCTGGACCATCGGCTATGGCGCTACCCGGAGTGTGAAGGCCGGCATGAAGATCAGCAAGGAGCAGGCCGAGCGCATGTTGTTGAACGACGTACAGCGCTTCGAGCCAGAGCTGCAGCGCCTGGTCACGGCGCCACTGAACCAAAACCAGTGGGACGCCCTGATGAGCTTCACCTACAACCTGGGTGCGGACAATCTCGAATCATCGACGCTCCGCCGGCTGCTCAACGCCGGCAACTATGCAGCGGCTGCTGAGCAGTTCCCGCGTTGGAACAAGGCCGGTGGCCAGGTGCTGGCTGGCCTGACCCGTCGGCGTGCTGCCGAGCGAGACTTGTTCCTGGAGCCAGCATGAACTGGCTGGGCGCGGTACCGGCCTGGTGCTGGTGGCTGATCGCCCTGGTGCTGGTTGCCGGTGGTCAGCAGTACCGGATCGTGGCGGCTCAGGAGAGCGCGGCGTCCGCTCGAAGCGAGCTGGCCGATTACCGGCTGGAGGTGTCCGAGCGCGACCGCCGCGCCGCGGCCCAGGCCAGAACCGAAGAACAACGCCGCCAAGCCGCGGCGGACGAGGAGGGTGAGAGTGCACGCAAGAAACTGGAAGTGGCCCAAGGTCGCGCCGCTGATGCTGAGTCTGCTGCTGATGGGCTGCGCGGGGAAATCAAACGACTGCGGGCCGGCCACCGAGCCACCTGCCACACCATCGCTTCCCACCAGCGCCAGGCAGGAACCTCTGCCGTCGTGGTGCTCGGGGGATTGCTTGAAGAGTCTGACCGAATGGCGGGAGACCTCGCGACAGCGCTTGAGCGAAGCCGAATAGCCGGCCTGGCGTGCGAGGCTTTGGTTGACCGGATGAAGACACCGTAGCGCCTGGATATGTTCGCTAGAACGAAATACAGGTTGAAGGGGGGCTACCCCTCACCCAAAAAAACGAAGCCCTGGATGCTGGTGTCCAGGGCTTCTAGCTAACTTGGTCCCTATGAATGGCAAGCTAGCGTAGCCAGATCGTACCAGCGTGAGACCCCAGAGTCACTAGTGCTCCTGTTCTAACCACACGCAACGCGTCCTATACTCTGTCCTTCAAGTGATGGCCTTCTCAGGATGGAACCCCGATGAAGTGTAAGCCGCCGATCCTTTACCCTGACCATCCCATGTACACCGACGCCGTGGACGCCATGAGGCGTTATCACGAGGCCCAGGGAGCCGGCAGGCCAGCCGATGAAGTCGAGCGGTTGCGCCTGATCGCTGAGTCGCAGTTCCAGGCGGTCACCGACTACCAGCTCAAAGCGTTAGGCGGCCCTGCTGGCCCGGTTCACTAATTGGGCCACATGCGTCGATCTCCTAACTGAGCAAGCAATCGTAGTCCGCCGGGCGGTACTGGCGCGATTGCTTTGCCTGATGCTGAAATGCTGTATCTATATACAGTATCTGGTGCAGCATGTACTTCCTCCTCGTTCGCCGCCGCGTGAATGGCGTGGCCATCCCTTCTGATCAACTCAGGAAGATTCAGCCCCTGTGGGCTGACATCCACATCGGTGACCACCACAGTGAGCCGCTGGGCCGGGTTTCGACCCAGGCGTGGGTGTTCAACCCGTCCCCCGGTCCCGACATCATCCCCCGGCTGCACGACGCCAAGCTCAATGGCATGGCCCAGCTCGGCCTCAACATCAACGGGGTTGAAGAAATCGACGGTGCCCTTTACGCCCAGTCGTGGTGGTGCCGGGCGGTGGGCGACTATGGCAACTGAGCTGCCGGGCGCCTGGCTGGCCGAGCTGAACGACCAGGTTGCCCTGGTGGCTGATCCTGATGGGCGCGCGGCAGTGCTCGATGAGATGGCCTATGCCGCACGCCGGCGGCGAGAGGTCGATGATGGCGACCTGGTCGACATGCTGGAGATCGTCGAGTCGGCCAGGCTGTGGGCGCTGGAAGGCGCCGATCTGTGA